GCTCCATCTCCCATCTATCTGCCTTTTCCAAAACACCTTCATCAAATTCTTTTGCTTTCACCATTTCATCCAATTCTTTTCTATAAGGATTCTCGGCGAGATATTGATTTATTGTCCCCCATTCTTTAACATATCCATCAGGTTCTGGCGCTTCCTTGGCAACTGGCTTTTCTTCTTTAACTGGGGCAACCCATCCTTCTTTCGCTAATCTTTTTTCACGTTCTTCTGTGGCTTTTTTTATTATATCTTTTTTAGGTATAGCCCCTTCCTTCGTTTCGATTTTTGGCTCAACTTTAGGCTTCGTTTCGACAGGTTTCGAAATCTTCTTCTCTTTGGCTATATCTTCTTTTGTTAGGAATTCTTGTGCCTCTCTTTCTCCCTCTGCCTGAGCTTCTGGGGTGATTTCAGCTTCTCCAGGATCAGTTTTTTCAAGTTCTTGTTCAAAGATTACCTTATCCTCTTGGACAATATTGATCATCTCATCAACAACTTTCTCAGCTTTTCTCCTAGATACTCCTGTCTTATTCATTATCTCGTTAAGCAACATGCTTCTACTTGCCCCGACTGGCACCTTGGTAAATAAACCTGCAATAAACGAAGGAACAGAGATTCCTACCGCTGTTTCCCAAAGCCCCTCCCACACCTCTTGTCCTTCATCATAACTATATTTTCTAACAATGTTTTGATAAACCGTTTGCATTTCCTCCTGCATAGTTTCTGCACCAGACACCTTAAGGGCATTTATAATTCTGCTTGATCCACCAGCACTAAACATGAAATCTAAACTAATCTTTTCTAAATAATAAGTTCCGATTCCCGACATAAGGGTGTCACCAAGCGCCTTATCAGGAGAAAGCCCCGCATCTCTTCCCCTGTTGTATTCATCGCTAGCTTCAAGAAAACTCAGAAATCCAGCCGCAGCGTTTGTGTTTTTTGTGACAAGAGCAATTCCAATGGCTGAAGCCAACGAAAGAGTGCCATCAGCTATTGTGGCGACATATTCTCTGATACCATCAAGTCCAGGCTTGTCGTTATATATTGGCGCCATTACTTCTCTTTGCCTATAATCCATAACACCGATCCATTTCTTGGCCCATTCTGTAGTTTTCTTACTTTCAAGAAGGTTGGCAACCGCATTGTTAAAATTCACATTAAAATTCGCGAACCAATGATCCTCATATCCTTCTGGAACCTTTGATTCTTTATAGGGTTCAGTAATAGCCCTAAGTCCAGTAATAATAGCCTTCGGTAGAGATACCGCGAAGCTTTCTATTGGCCTTGTAATTGCCTCGTGCAATGGGACAAGACCATCTCTGGTATTTTTAAGTTTTTTAAGCTTCCTTTTATATTGAGCTATTGCTTCCGTTACTGGCACATCTTCTTTCATTTCCTTCTTCAGGTCTTCTCTCGTTATGAACCATTTTACCTTCTCTGCAAACCCCTCTGGCGGTGTTTGTAACCTTTCTTTACGTTCCTCTAGCTGGCTTAAGATTCTTTCCGTATCGCTAATCTCTTTATCTAATTTTGACGATTCCTGTAATTCCTGATTCTTCTCCCACTCCGATTTGACTGGTGGACGAGACGCAGGTGGTTTTGTCCACTCGGACTTCCCCTCTTCTGGCTTCATCCATTTACTTCTATCTATTGGTTCTTTTAATGCGGACTTGGGAATAATTCCCGATTTCCAGTCTTGTTTTCCAATAGTCCCATATTCTCCATAGGTGGGCTGAGGTTTATTAGGTTCACTGGTTGGTTTTTCAGGCCCACTGGTCAACTTTTTATATTGTTGTTGCACCCAATCTAACTTTTCCTCAGGCTTTTCCTGGGTTTTAGTTTCGGGTTTTTCATCTACAACAGGAGCTTCACCTGTAAGTTTTTTATATTGTTGTTGTACCCAATCCATAATTGTTTATTTATCTTGTTCTTGTTTCCAAGTTTGAAAGTCTCTTTCATCCATATCGCCCATTTTCGCAGGCTTTAATAGATGAGCATATTGTGGAAAGGCTTTTACCACTGCCTCATAATCACTATAATCAAGTTCTGATTCTTCATCGCTATATTCAGAATCAATTCTATGCTGAATAACATTTACCAGTGATTGTTCGTCGGCCTTCAAGTCATCATATGTAGTTGTTTCAACAGTTAAATCATCTGGCAATAATACATAAACCTGTTTTTTAATATACCCCTCCCATTCTGGTCCATAAGTAGCAACCATTACCCCTATAAGATCCTCACGCCATCCCTCTTCCGAACTATCCCTATATGCACTTCGAGAACGGTAAACATCATCTACAATATCTTTTCTAATATCTTCCTGATCTTCTGTATCTAATGGGACAGTTAAAGGATTTCCAGGCATTCCTGCTTGTTCCCATAATATCTTCCTTTGTTCATCCGTTGCGCTATTCCATATCTTAGAACTCATCATCATTTGGATGGTGCTCTTGGCATCACTTTTTATCTTATCTTGCTGTGTGGATAGGCTCTTAATAATGTCTGCCATATTATCGAACTGCCTATCTATCGCTGGGGCAGTTTGTCTTGCAACAAAGTCTATGATTCCCCTAGTTACGCTTCCGCTCATTTTTGATCTATCAAACCCCATTTCATCTAATCCACCAGTTACAGCCTCCATTCCAGTCTTCATACGCCTCTTCTTGGCTCTCCCAGCTATATCTCTCATCATTATATTCATTGCCGTGAAACTATCTATTCCACCAGTTGGCAATGCCTTGGGTGTTTCTTTCTTGGCCTTTGCCAATGTTCCCTCTAGGTCTGTCACGGTTGTTCCGCCAACTCCAGCCCTTTCCTTATTAACACCAGAACTAGTCACGGTTTCTCCGCGACCCCTCATCTTTTGACTAGCCTCATACCATTCCTTGCTAGGATATGGATCTTTTTCTCCTTTTATATAATAACTCATAAGTTTGGATAATTTGTCATCATTAATGATTCTGCGGTGCTTTTTGTATCTTCAAGCTCTTGTTGACCTATTGTTCCAGAAAATGGACTTCCTGGAGTTCCAAGAGTAAGACCAGATGTTCCACCAACTCCCAATACCGCTTCAGTCCCTATCACGCCCTCTGCTGTATGAACTGCAGATGTTTGACTTTGAGTTAGGCTCGCTTGTAATTCTCCTATTCGTTGATTAATTGAATCTATATTAAATTGCCCACCAGTTGTTAAATTTCTCATCAATCTATTATAATGTCTTGTGGTGCTTTCTATTACATCTTCATCAGCTATCTTTAATCTTTGGGCAGTCTTTGCCTTTATAGAAGAACCACTCAATCCTCTACTAGCCATATTCTCTTGCATTTGTTCTACCTGTATTCCATACTTCTCTTTTTGCCTAGCTAACGCAGACTGTTGTTCTAATGTTAAATACTCTGATTCGTATTCTAAATCATTTTCTATTTTATCAATTTGCTTTAATAACCAATCGTGTTGATTCTCGAAGTTCTCATCCATTGTTCCAAGGGCATATCCTAACTGCTGTGTTATGATATCCATTTGTTCTTGCCAATATGGGCCAACTGCTTGTCCAGCCAGTACCAATGACTCTTGAAATGCATCTGCATATGCTTCATTTCCAGCCTGAGTAGAGTATTCACTCATGACCATCATCGTTTGTTGTTGAGGCGTTAGATACTGCCAATAAGGAGAATTTTTTAATTCATCTGATGCATTCTTTAAAATGTCTTCAAAAGACTGATCGTTTTGTTCTTGTTCTTCTACGACTTCATCTAAAATACTTTGAGGAATTGGTTCATCCCCGCTTACTCCTGCACTTTTTGCAGCCTCTAGCTGGGCTTGATACAATTCTATCTGTTGCTGGATATCACCCATTTTATCCTCAATATTACCACTCATCTCTCCAGCCGATGGTTTCGTAGTAACATATCCCCTCTTTTTGATCCATGCTTCTGCCTCTTCGTCTGTTCCCCAGAATTTATGATCTTCTCCTCCCGTAGCTCCATAAGCATAATTCCAATGTTTTTGTTTTGTATTTGCCATAATTTTTAGTTTTATTTATAACGACCTTTTATTTTTTTAATAATTCTATTTTTTTATTGTTTTTTAATCCTTTATGAATATGTTGTATGTAATGGTATGTAGTAAACAGTGCCTCCAACATATACCCTCAACACCCTGTCTTGATTACCGCCCACAGCTCCAGTAGCAACCTCTTTGCCATTAAATATAAATGCTGCAGCAACTGCACCAGTTCCAGTCGTATCACCAATATCCAGCTCAATGCCAGCTCGTCTTGTGCCACTAGCATCAGCAGTATGGCTAAGGAAAAGAACAGATTCTCCGCCAGAACGAGCAAATTTCCCTGCATACTGGTCACTATATGCAGAACCATAACTAATATCTAATGCACTGATTGCAGTTGATTCAGAAGAATCTATTTTAATCGCATTGGAAGCATTACCAGTTCCACTATGGATTATATCTATTGCAGCAGAATTTGCATCATTAGAAATTGATATTGCAGAACCAGTTGTGCTGTGAGTAATATCAATAGAATTGCCGCTACCATTTGAACGAATTATCTCTAATCCCTTTCCAGAACTAGTTCCCCTATGGTCAATAAGCATTCCATATCCATCATTCCCTGCACCAGCATTCGTCATTGAAACTGCAAGTCCATTCATTGTAACAGCTCCACCATTAACAATCTGAATGCCTGCCGTTGCGTCAACATCAGAATCAATCCTCATCCCAGCCATGGTAGAAGTATCAAGTATTATTCTTATTGCATTTCCGATGTTAGTTCCACCACCAAGTTGAGTAACGACCTCATTGCTTCCATTATAAAAGGCCAATGTATTGTCGCTGCCACTCATTAAAATCCTTTGACCAGTTCCAGCAGCAGTTTGAATAGTCCCACCAGTAATAGCTGGAGTTGTGATAGATATACTCGCTGACACAGTGGCCGCATTAACATCTAACGCATTAACATAAGCCGTTGTTACGGTATTTCCTACAATTGCAGTAACCCCAGCACTATCTTCTGCTGTTCCCAATCCTACATTCGTTCCTACAACTAAGCCGTTCAATACAGCTACTCCAGTATTTCCGTTAATAGAAAACGTAGTATCACCAGCAGAATTTCTTGCTAAAATTCCAGATGGGCTTAGTTTCAAATCTCCAGTAACTCCATTTACATATTCTCCTATTTGTATTGCCCCAGAACCGCTGAATGCAAATTCTCCTAAAATTGTTCCAGCGGCCGTGTTTATGGCATCATCTGCGAAATGTCCAGAAGCATCTATAGCTGAGGCTATAATTGATGCCGCTCTTCCGCCAATAGTAGATGTTCCGTCAATTGCCCCCCCAACTACGGTTAAGGATTGAAGTTTTGCCACGCCAGTTTTTAAAATATAAGCATCGGCATTATCATTATTAGAAGCGAAGTCTGCAACGTTACATCCCCACCAACTATTCCCGTCTGAATCTGTATGAAAAGAATCTCCGCCCGTTGTGTCCGGAATATCTAAAGAATGGATTGCTGTTGAAACATTTATTTCGGCACTTGTTGGAGTTAATTTCCATCCGGTAGATCCTGATACAAAATTGCCAGACTGTAAATAACCATCAATTATTTCTAGATTTCCTATTATTTCACCACCTCCAAGAGATATCGGATTCATACTATCCATATTGGATTGCATCCTTGATGGAGCATCATAAAACCCATCGGGCTTTAGAAGATCCCTATCATATCCTAAATCAAATATATTATATGTTGGTTGTGTTAAACTAGTCATCATAACTAAGATTAATATTTAAGTCTGGTAAATCAATTCCTATTATTTGTGAGTTAATTCCAATTCCATTTAATCTAAATTCAAAAGAATGTCCCCTTAGTCCAGTTGTAATATGCTGAACATCTTTTGTTATGTTCCCCACTGGCTTAAAGTTTCCATCTTCATTGGTTCTACAATTTAATATTCCATTACGGACATTTTTGGTATATACAACTAAATTAGTTATATCTTTTAATCTACCACGAGATCCAAATTCTTGTGGATGATATTGAAGCAACCAAGAAATATCAGAACTTCCATCTTGCGTCCCCTCAAATACCTTCCATACATTTCCATCATCATCTCCTGCTACGACTATTTCATCTCCGTTACTATCTACATAGTGATACCATACCATGAACTCATTCGGAAATGATAACAGACTCCAAGTTTTAGTATCTATATTATATGCTATTACACAGTTGGTAATATCTAAATCATCTATTGTAATATCTCCTATTGAGAAATAAACATTCTCTCCATCTCCCCATCCAGATACGGATGAATAATAACTTGATGGAATAGCATCTATAATGTCTTGTATCCTGCGTGAGATCTTTCTGGGGTAACCACCATTCGTTTCAAAAATACCTCTCTTATTAAAGTAATATGCTAATTGTCGCGTCATTACAATTCCTTCTTGTGATGGACATCCTATATCAATTAAACTTTCTGGATATGTTGATTGTACATCCCATCTCTTTAAAGATCTTTCTTTAAAAACTAATAAATAACCAGGAACCTTGGCTAGCCCTGTTATTGCACCAGCCCCCTCCTCTTCTTCTATCGGTATATTACCATTCCCTACTGTCCAACTAATTGCACCAGCGTCTCTTATTGATGAATAATATAATGTATCTAAATTGCCAGATACTCCGGCCACATAAACCCTATCTTTAAATTCTATTATATATTTGGCTGCTGGCATATTTCCTATGTCTAGGTTTCCACCAGTGTTTACCCACGCCTCTCCATCAGTTGTTGAGATCTGTTCAGATCCGTTTACCAATGCGGTTGTGTCTAAAAATGTTACAAGGTGGGCCTTTTTATTCTTTGTTAAATTGATTCCAGTACCAGTACAAATACTCCACGTACCAGCAGTGTAAGCAAAAACGTCTGAGTTTGCATCTCCTGAATCGTTAATAACAGCTAATGGAACCTTTGTCCCGCTAGCAGTAATGTGTTGATAAAGCCCCAGGATTGTTTTATTATTAACTATCTGTGTTCCAAGTTGAGTTGTTCCACCTCTTAATTTCGCCCTGCCTAAGTATTTATGGAATAGAAAATTCACCGCTAAGTAAACACTATTCGGTGCGACTATGGCTGGGTCAACAGACTGGATAATTCCCTCTGAGCAATCTCTTATATTTTGTGGTGCAACTTTTGGCAAATTATTTCATTTGATACTGACACTAATCCCTGAAACAATGGAATCAGCCGTTTCTCTTCAGCCCGCGTAGTTGGATGATGGGCTTGGCATAATGTAATGCCATTATTAATATTATATCTCTCTTTTGGATAACCCTTCCAAGGCAAAATATGATGAGCTTGTACCTTTCCAAAACAATCTTGGTTATTCATTCTACAAACATGTCTATCTCTTTTGAAAACCCGATACCTCCATTGTTTATACTCTGGATCATTTCTCAAATCCCTTCTCACCGCCTCCCTATCTAAATTCCAGCGATAATGACTTTCCCCTCTGGCGGCATGTTTCAACATTGCTATTCTAATATTTTCTTTGTGAACTTTTGATAGTCTCCTCCTATGATTCCATGGCATTCTACCCTTAAGTATTTCGCTCATTTTTTCCTTTTCTTTTTTACTATATTTTTTCCCGTACATGGGATTCTTCTCACCCATTTTGGACTCGCTATATCTTTTTTTCATTTCAGGCGTTCTAATTTTCCCTAGATTACCATTCATTATTTATATTGAATTTTATTTATATGAGGATTCATTTTATACCCTTGGCCACTAGTATTACTTTCTATCCATAATGCATCCTTTAACATATCTTGGAAGATTACGAAATCGCCATCTCTCATATCGATGATTCCATCATTCTTTAACATGGCTCTTATTTTCCACATTAACCAATGCTTAACCATATCGTATCGGGCCATATCAATGGTATCAGCATCACTATCTACCTCTGGACATTCTTTCCAATAATCTATTTTTATATCATATTCATCATCTGGAATGGGACGCAGATAAACAGAGCCTTCTTTAACCGTATAATATTCTGGTTCTCCAGTATCGTCATCGTCCTCTTCATTAAACATCCTTTCATCAAGGTATATCAAAGAATCTTCTCCATCTAAATGAATATCTAAGATAGACTTATTAGAATATCCCCACATATCGCTAGGACATTCATAGCTTTCTGTTCCATCAACGGTTGTCGCCAAATCATAATCAAACTGTTGTAATCTGTGCCATTTCTTACGTTTCCCATTAATATATTTTAATGATGCATTAATCTCGTCTATGCAGAAATCATGACTTACACTATCGGTAAAGGTAGTCTTATTCTGCCTTAAGGCATTTTCTATAATATATCCTACTTGATTTGTACTCCACCCAGCCCATGGAATTGCATCGGAATAATCGGAATAAGTATCATTAATAGTTTCTTTAAATTGTATAAAGTAATACCCACTACTTTCAGTCGTATCTGTATAAAGAGTTTCTAGTTGATCTGCTTGTAAATCGATAGTATCTAATACTGTCTTATCTCCCGTGGCGGTTGCAGACCAAGATATTCTTGCCTGACTCCAATCAATGATATATACTCTACATCCCTGAGTATGGGCAAACGTTAAGTTCTCTACCAATGTCACGGTTGATCCAGTTGGACTCGTATCGGCATGCGTAAGAATTATCTCACTATCCTCATTACCAAGTTCTCCCACTAAAAGGATTTGGTCAACAGCAAACCCCACAATACTTTCTACGGTAAGTGTGCTATCACCAGAACTAGCATCCGCGGTTAGGAATCCGGACTTTTTGTTTTGGGTTAATATTTGATTTTGGATAGGTATAATTCTCATAAGTTTTTATTTTAATTATCTTGCGATTGGTTTATTAATGTTTTTCATAATTGTTACAATTGGATTAGCCTTAATTATTCTTGATGTTGGTTTATAGAATTGGATGCTTCCCATTGGCCTATGTTGTATATGATGTAGAATTTCTACCTCATAACTTAGAATACTGAACGTTACTTCTTGAACAGATGGAGATTGGGACGTTCCGGTTCCCTCTATCACACTTGATGCATTGATTGCGAATGTTAATTCTTGAATGCCAGAAGAATAATTTGATTCTCCCGTAATGGCAAGCGATGGCAATGAGAATATTAATGTTTGGGCACCTAGACTAACTAACGTTTCTCCAGTAACCGTAAATCCAGGAATACTAGCAGTAATTGCTTGGGCAGATGTTGTAGTCGATATATTTATAAACACAGCTGATTCTGGGACAGTGAATGTTCCTGTCTGAGTACTTACATTTACCTGATAATCGTATTCGTAAGTTGGGGTTGGGATTGTAAATGTAACAGACTGAATTCCTGCCGGATATAACACATCTCCAGTAATGGCAAATCCAGGGATAGTAAACGTAATGTCTTGAACCGACGGTGAATCTAGGGCGTTTCCAGTTGCTATGAAAGACGGGATACTTACGGTAATATTTTGAACTGATAATACAGATAACGCATCTCCAGTTATTTCATATCCGGGGACACTTAATGTTAACGTTCTGGCAGATGGAGTTATCTCATAGTCATATTTATAAGTTGGCGTTAATATTGAAAAGGTTAATTCCTGCGTTAAACTTGCATAAAGAGCATCACCTGTAATTATGTATTCTGGAATAGAGAATGTTGCCTCTTGGATACTTGCCGAGTATAATGAATCACCTGTTTGAGCATATGTAGGGACGCTAAACGTTACTTCTTGAGTAGATATATTCACCTGATAATCGCATGAATATATCGGTGTGGGTATTGAGAAGGTCAAGTCTTGAACATTTGAGCTAACTTCTACAAATGCTCCGGCTGTTGCTTCTTGAATGCTAAATGTTGCCGTTTGAACTCCAACGTCTATTATGCAATCAGATTCTATTGTCGGCACAGGAATATTAAACGTAACATTTTGGACATCTGGCCTGATACACCATTCTAGACATATTTCAACCTCTGGGATACTCATTACAAAAGCTTTCTTTCCATCGTAATAAACATTTTCTTGGTCATATTTTGTAGCCGCGCCATCATATACCATTAATCCTCCACCTACTTCATATTCTAATTCTATAAGACAATCTCCACTTATTGTATATTCTTGTACGCTAAAAGTAACAGTTTGTGTGGCAGGCAACACCAATGAATCTCCTGCCGCAGTATATGCTGGAATACTTGCCGTGATTGTTTGTTCTGAGGGACTAACTAACGAATCGCCGGAGATTGTAGTTGCCGGTATTGTAAAAGTAATGTCTTGTGTGGCAACATCTATCTCGTAATCGTATTCGTAAGTAGGAGTTGGAATACTAAATGTTGCATCTTGAACAGATACATCTATTTGATAATCATATTCGTAGGTAGGCGCTAGTATCGTAAAGGTTAACTCCTGTACTGATGAGGCATAAAGAGCCCCGCCACTAGTCGCATAAGATGGTATTGAAAAGGTTAGCGCTTGTTCACTTACGGACACCAAGGAACCTCCTGTCGCAGTATATCCAGGAATGGAAAAAGTTGAAGACTGAACCGAAGGATACGTAGTATAATCATATTCATAAGTAGGGGTCGGGATACTAAGCGTTACAGACTGGGCACTTACCGAAACCTGATAACTGTATTCATAGGTCGGAGATAATATTGAAAACGTAAGATCTTGGACGCTAGCGTCTATGGTCTTTGGAATCTTGACCCCATAAGCGGGAACACTAAAGGTTGCCGATTGCACTCCCGCATCAACGGTCTTAGGTATGTTTACTTCAGAAGAAGGGATGCTAAACGTTAGGCCTTGAGTTGTCGCATCTATTTGATAATCATATTCATATGTAGGAGTAGGTATTGAAAATGTACAATCCTGGACTGAGGCATCCATTGTTTTTGAAATCTCAAACCCATGAGTGGGGATACTAAAGGTTAGAGCCTGGGCAGATGGCTTCACTTCCGTGTCTGGGTCTGAAGCATAATATACTCTTATTCGGACATGGTCAATATAAGCCATAGAGTTGGCTGTACCAGTGAATTGTTGAGCTGAAATAGCAACCCCAAAGTCAGAGGCGTTTATTTGAGCAGCGGTCCAAGTTTCTCCCCATAAATCTTCAGAACCACCATGAGAATAATAAGTTTCATCTTGTGTCCAAGCAGTAGCATTGGGTTTATTTGTAGAACCTATGCTGTCACCCTTTACAATGCGGACTCTTTCATCTTTATTATATTCTGAGAGATGTCCTTTGGCTTCTACCTCAACTATTATCCCCTCAATAGTTGCGTCAGCTGGGACAGAACAACTAAAATTAGTTGCCTTCAGATAATAACTTTTATCACCGCCAGTTGATGGATAAGTAAGAGCTGCAGTAGCGTAAGAACCGTTACTAGAAAAACAATTATTAGGGTCAACCCAAGGTATTGTTGTCCCCGATATTAAAACAGATGCTGCTGTAGCAGGTGATTTCCATGCTGTAACTAAATTACCCCGAATTTCAATCTCTGGAATACTAAAGGTAAGTTCTTGAACCGATGATTCATGGGTTGTATCACTAACAGAGACGGTATATTCTGGAATAGAAAAAGTCGCAGCTTGTGCGGCGACAGCCAAGCTACACCCCAATAATATTGTGGCCGCGATAGTACTAAATGTAAGAGATTGAGCAGCTAGATTTACCGTTACGTCTTCTGCGGTATCAAATTCTACTTCGCCCCCGTAGCTTGTTCCCTCTGAATTAGTAGCATAAGCTCTTACATAATAATGAGTCCCTGCTATTAATCCTGTCATCGCTACCGTGTAAGCACCTTCACCTGTTCCATTGGTAGCGTGGCTATCTGTAATCGTCGGAGTTGAAGAAGTATCCCAGCACATACCTCTTGTTGCTGTTGCTCCTCCGTCATCTGTTATATTTCCATTTCCTGTTGCTGTTGTTTTTTCTATTGCTGATACTGCTTGCGTGGTTACTGTTGGCACTACCAATGGTAGTGAATATACTCCAACTATTGCCTCTCCGTAATCAGCACCCCCCTCGTCTCTATAACAAACCGCAAAATGAGTTGCATCTAATCCTGCGACAGTGGTGATTTTAGAGCTTGTTGAGTTAAAAGTAGCTTCGCTACCAAAAGTTATTGTATCAGTTGAAGAAAAAACTCCTACTCTAGCCTTGCCTTTATCATTATCGGCTTGGTCTCTAAACGCAACCACAATGTTGGTGGAGTCTAATTTTGCACAGGAAATATCATTGGTATATGAAGTATTAAAAGTATATGCAGAGCCATAAGCTATTTCGTTTCCGTTTGAAACAACTCCAATTTTAGCTTCACCATTAGTTCCTCTATAAGCAACTGCAAAATGTGTAGCGTCTAACGCACAAACAGCCATAGGAGCATACATCGCTCCTGAACAAAATACATATATAGAACCAAATACTGTGTCGCTTCCAGAAACAACTCCGATTTGAGCATAACCAAAATCGTCTCCGCTGTCAGCATATGCTACAACAAAGTGCGTTGAATCTAACGCAGCACAAGAAGTATAATCAACATCTGCTCCAGCATTAAAAGTGTCCTCTGAACCAAAAGCTATTTCATCATCGTTTGAGATAACTCCTATCTTTGTATGACCGTTATCGTCACCTGCGTCATCTCTATATGCTACAACAAAATGTGTTGAGTCTAATACCGCACAAGAAACATATTTAGTTCCTGCTGTATTAAAAGCGTATATTGAACCATAAGATATTTCATCATCAGAGACAACAGTTCCGATTATTGATTCTCCTCTGTCACTGCCCCCCTCGTCTCTATATGAAATTACAAAATGTGTAGAATCTATTTTAGCACAACTAATATAAGTAGAATCTGCTGAATTAAAAGTATATTCGTCTCCAAAAACTATTTCATCGTCAGTAACAACTCCTATTGAAGCTCTGCCAAGGTTGCTAGCCTGATATGCAACTACAAAATGAGTGTCATCTAACATCGCACAAGAATTATAATACATTTGAGTTCCTTCAAAAAATGCAACTATCGAACCATAAGAAATTCCCAACATTACAAAAAATGGAATCGGGTTATTAGATAATACAGATAATCCAACTCCTAAAATAATTAGCAAAGTTTTCCCTCTGCTGAATTGTTTTTTGCCAAAACTTGATTTAGGCATCAGTTTCTTCAACTCATAAAACCGCTTTTCCTTAAACATTCTAACAACATCATCGGATGTTAGCGGTCTGTTGAATTCAATCTCTGGCTTTCTAAAATACTTTTTAATTTTATTTAATATGTTTTTCATCTATTTAGCTCAAACTTCGCCAAATCTATGTTGTCCTGATTACTTATTACTATCATTTACTACATTTTTTCAAGTTGTTTTGTCAACCTTATTCATTATATTGTTGCTTTAAGCCGAATAACTAATCCCTTGCCAGCTGTTCCGCTTGCTATTCCGTCTATATCAAAGGTTAGTATAGCGTCTGCCGCTATCGCACTATCTGATATTACTGGTGAAGCTGCTGCAGTTTCTGAAGTTTTTTCTGTCACCTTTCCTAATTTATCAACTGTTTTATACCTCTGGGTTTATTTTATCCGTTTGGTATCTAAACATAATTGTATTTACAATAATGTTATCGACTTCGCTTGTATCGGTTTCTAAATTTAATCTAAAATTCATCTTATCTCCCACCTCTACTATATTATCGCTAGCGTCCCAATCTATTGTAAATAAAGTTGTAAATCTTTTATATTGCACCGACTTACCTACGATTGTTGACTCTTCTACGACTTGAGACTTACACGCTACGTCATCATGCCCCTTATAATAACAGTTTAATCGTAAATCAACCGTATCCGTATCTGCTCCACCGGTGTTGTTTACATTAACTTCCCAAGTAATTCTAACTGATAAATCAGATGCCCCATCCCATTGAGAAGTAATGCTATTCCCGAAATAAAGATATTCTGTGTTGGTATCAATATTATATCCGCCTAAAGTATCGGTAGAGGGTGCTGTAAAAGTTGCTCCAGAAGCTCCTTGCGAAACGCTTGAGGCACAAACGTGAACGGCTCTATACCATAAACCTGTAGCCCCCCTTATAACGTTTTTAACTGTAATGACATCATCACTAGCAACACTAATAGCCCCAGCGCTTGTCGAGGCGTCAGAGGCAATTTGTCTATGCAATAATGAATGACTGGGATTATTTAATTTATCCGTTGATTGCGGCTGTTCTATTGCCATGTTTTTATTTTATTACTTTTAATTCATAACTTACAGATTCAATAACATTAATATATTTTCCTGCAAGTTCTTTTAACTCCTCTATGGGAGTATCTTTATATTTTTTATCTGGATGCATTTGAACCGCCATTGTTTTAAAATTATAATCCTTAACGAAAGGCTTTCCATCTGAGCTAATAGTATCCTTACTAAAATACATCATTGATCTCTCTGTCATAAACCTTATATGGGTAGGATCTTCTACTGCAGTATAATGACTCCAATAAGGAGAAATAATATGCACCATAGCAGAGTCCTTGCATACACGATATAACTCTTTCATAAATCCATGAATGTTTTTAATATGCTCAAAACAATGAGACATAATAACTTCATCCACGGCATTGTCTTTGATATCTTCTAAACAATTATCGTCCTCTAAATTTATTAAATAGTCGGGATCAGTTTCCTCTCTAATGTCTACACTTTTATATCCCGGTATCTGACGATAACCCGCACCTATATTAAGCTTCATTTTTTTCCTTGTTTAATTTTTTGGCCATTTTGAAATGAGACGGATTAACAACCACCGTATGCATGTGTCCAATGTCTATATTGGGATCACACCAAATTTCAAACCCTAATTCCTTTACTCTTCTACAGAAACCGAGGTCCTCTCCTTCTTCTATCTTGTCATCTTCTCTTTCATAGAAGTTAAAGGGATAACCGATTTTTTTTATTACATCATCTGTAAAAGCATCGAACACCTTTCTTTTGATTAATACAATTCCGAATCCTATTCCATCACACTTAAATAACTTATCTGGCACATCAAAGATTCCGGTAAAACGATTCCTCTCGTTTAAGTTATAGACACTTGGCTTATATGGATAACTCTTACAATGTTGGATTGCTCCAACAATATCCTTATCGTGTGCCAATAATTGGTCTAATACTTCCTCTGAAAATACTGTGTCTGAATCAATAAATAAAAGATAATCAGATTCAGATTGAAAGGCAATGCTATTTCTTGCCTTGCTAATAATAGAACTTTGATACAATAAAACTCTTCCACGAATTTTACCATTAATATGACTGAGTAAATCAATTAAAGATAAAACATATTCAGGAGTAAGATTCCTTTTATGTGGAGTACCTATTGTTACTGAAATCATTGTTTTTTAGTAAATTCTAAATTGGCGATGAAGTCTTCTTTGCCATAAATATATTTACCAACATGTCCTATTCTGATAGTAGGATCGCACCATACTTCAAATCCCAATTTTTTAGCCCTCCTACAAAAGGCCCAATCTTCTGACTCTTCGTCAGCATCTGTCCCTGGAATTTTGCCAAAATTAAAAGGCTTCCCGTTCGCCCTTACAAATTCCTCAGTAAAAGCATCAAGAACCTTTTTCTTAATTAACATAAATCCAGTCCCAATTGTATCGCATTGAAACATCTCATCAGATACCTCAAAAAACTCTACAAATTTATTGGTTTCGGGATCTATGTTCGCGATGACAGGTTTATTGCCATCTCCCTTTTTGAAATATAATCCACCGATAATGTCTTTATTGGCCTTTATCAGCCTTCTGACTCCGTCTTTTGGGAAGACCATATCAGTATCGATAAACATTAGATAATCCGAATCGCACTTCCCAGCTATTGAATTCCTAGAGGAAGAGATCAGGGAGGACTCCTGAGTGTTTATGCTCCCGTCAATCCCATTTTTAGTTAAATCAAAAATGTTATTAATCAACGAAAGCATAAATTCAGGCTCTAATGAACCGCGGCTAAAAGGAACACCAATCAAAACACTTTGTCTTGATTTTGAGTTCATGTTTAGTTTAAGTTAAGGATACCCTCTGCATTCCAAGCGATCTTGAAATCACCATTACTAGAAGACTTGTCTTCTGTAAAGTCAATGCAACAAATAAGAGGTGATGTAGTTGATGCACCAGTGTCTTTATAGATAACAGCATATCTTGCTGTAATCGTTGAAGAGGCCCAAGTTACATCATCGGCATCGAATACTCCCTCGTCATCTGTCGTATCTGCTGTCACTGCTGCGCTTGTCAATTCCTCACCGTTAGCAGTATAAGCTGTTCCAGTTACCTCGTTGGTAACTTGATTCATGAATTCATGAGTATCAGCGTCTGCAGTATAATCGGAAGTGGTTAACATAACCCTGATAGTATCGGTATCAAGATCGATATTACCATTCATTATGTTTTTCTTAAAATTGTTGTAAATTACGTCTGCCATAATTATTTATTTTTTAATAATTCTTCTGCCCTTTCTATTTCGACCTCTATATTCTCCATCCTTTTTTTATAACCTTCTTTTTTTGCCTTGAAGTGTTTGATTCTCACTTCCAATTGTTCTTTAGTAAAAACAATTTTACCATCTGCATCTCGAACACGTCCGCGTTTTGCCTCTTTCGCGACTCGTGCTGATAATTGGTCTGACGTTAATGTTGAACTGTCCATGATCTAATCTATTTTAATTATACATTGCATTAAACTGTACATATTTGTACAAGATCTAATAAGCAATTGTTGCCCTAACGGTAAAGGTCCCCTTAGTCCCAGTTGTAGTTCTGGTGAATATCGTCTTAATATGAGTAATTCCTCCTAACGTAGCCGTATCAAGCCAAAGAATTCCACTCTGTGCCGATCCAGCAGTCAATGCTAGACTAGAAACTCTTGTATGCCCGATATCTTCACCTGCAGTTCCCGCCCCTGCATCAGCTGTAATATTGGATATAAGCATATTATATGCCCGGAAATTAGTTCCACCATCCATTGATACCTGAACCGTAAGGTTTCCCGCGCGATCTTGAGTATCGTCAACTAATGAACTAAAGAACTCAATCCCAACTGCTCTTGCGCCAGCAACGAGTTGAGCTATCGATGTAGTGGTCGCAGTAACGGCACTAATCAATGTAGGGGTATAAACAATTCCCTTTGAATAGGTAAAATGTTTTGCCATATTGTTATTGTTATTTTAATTGTTGTTAAACCCCAGAAGGGTCTGGCTTATTTTATGGTAAAAGCCAGTAAATACCATTCAAACTCTAAGTAGTTTGTATTCCAATAGTTGCTGTAGCAACCTTTTCGGTAAGACCAGAAATTACATTCGTGGCTGTAGCGATCTTTGTGCATTCAAAAGCTGCAGTATCGCCAGTTAAAATAATCTGTCCAACAGTTAAGTTAGCAACATCAATAGCAACAGCTGGGACACTTCCCAATACATTTGCTATGAATTGACAGTCATGAAATTCCATAACCCTCTCTACATCTGTAGCTGCACCCTTAATAAATGCAGTAGTAGTTCCGCCTGCTTTTTTCCAGAATCTACAATCATCAAACAAGACATCCCTGGATACCTTGCCAGCGGCAACAGTTGCTTTGGTTAAGAGGACAGCTGGTCTGATCTTGTCACCAGAAACTGCTGTTGCCAATGAACCAAATGTGCATCCATAGAATTGAGCTGAATCTCCATTCAACACCATTTCGGCGTGAGTATCAGATGCTTGCTTTCCAGAGTTATAAAACTCACAATTCCTATAAACTGCATATTCGCCACCTTCGCCTACTGTGGCAACGGCTTGAGTTAGAGTATTCCCGGAGTCAAATTTAATACCAGTAAATGTATTACCAACACCAGTGTTTTTAACTGCGAATACATCAGTAGCAGCAGTTGTAACACCCATTGTAATTCTAGCTCTTGATCCATACCTTCTGCCATAAACATCTCCAACAAAATGAACCCTATTGATTGATATATCTAGCATCGCAGATAAAGCGTGACCAGAAGTTGTATCTAAAACAATAACATCATCCTTGTTAGTGGTGCATAAGGCGAGTGCAGCGGCGATGGTTTTCTTTGGTGCTTCTAATGACAACCCATCGTTACCATCTGAACCCGTTGCATAATTCACGAAAAAATAAGTTCCAAAAGTATTTGGCAAACTGCCACCCATTACAGGAACTCCAAAACTTGTTATTCCGTTCGGAAAGTTTGTATACATAATTTTTTTAATTTGTTAATTAATTGTTTTTGATCAGGGGTCATTGTCTCTTCTTCTGAAAAGTAAATTGGAACGTATCCGGCATTTAACAAAAGAAAGTTTCTCTTCTCACTTTGTTTATTACCATTGATATCTATTGCGTATTTTCCAATCATGAAACCTACTCCCTGACCATTTACAACTACTTTCGACCTAAATGGAATATGAGCCCCTTTCAGGATCTCACTAAAACGTCTTTCAGCTTTAGTCGATATTCCTTTTTTAAGATTGAGTAGTTGTTTTCGCATACCTGCCATCTTTACCTTGGCGAAAAAAGATAAAGCGATTTAGGGTTTAATGTTGACTCATTCGACTATTTTTACCGCTTCTTTTTTAATTATAACGCCTTCTTGTCTGCTTTTTCAATTTCTAAAATAAGATCTGCCTTTATAACGTCCTCTTCGATAAATGATACGCCAAGCTTTTTGGCTATATCTATAAGTTCAGACTTTTTCATTCTTGCTAAGTCTGGACCATCTTCCTTCTCTTTCTTGTCTGCTTCCTTTACTTCCTTTTTATTTAAGATACCAGCTCTTACATCTTCTACACTGATGCCCTTATTATGAATAGCATCTAATTCTTCTTTAGACCAAGGAATACCCATTGCCTTTGCACGATTTTCCCCAACTAATTTTGCCCAATTTATACCGCTCATATATTTATTATATTAATTATTTAACGACCTTTTCTCACTCGCTGTCCTAATGATTGGATGTCTCAGACAGAAACGAATCCAATCATTTAGTGAGTACAAGGATCTCTTAACTTCCAGTCCCGTCTGATCCAGCAACATATGCTGGGAATCCGCGACCTAATGCATAGAAGAAATCAATTGAATATTCCCAATTCTTATTCGAGTATACTTCATTTGGCGCATCCAAAGAAGGTCTCTCGGCGAATAGGCACTTCAATGATTCTTTCAATCCACTAGAATCTGCTAGATACCAGTACGAAGAACCATCAGTAGAGTCGGCAGCAGTAGCCAATCTTGGCCATATAACCACATTAGATATTTTACCCTTTAAGGCATTGATATCATTATTAGCAGTCCCTGGTAGCAAGGTAGAATATAAAATTCTATCAGCTAGATCTGCAAGATCGGGAGAGATAATTAATGTATCATATCTAATAGGTCTCATAATACCATTTGGATCGGTGTGCTTTAATCCTGTAGCTATCATATGAACGATAGCAGCTCTTGAAAGAGCAGGATTGGAAACAGCACCATCACTTATGATATTGGTATAAGTGGCACTAGTGACTGGATTACTGTGAAGAGCGTTGAATGTACACAAAGCATCTGGGCCTAAAGAAGAAACTGTCTGTCCATACACATCGACATAGGAATCATCCCAGCCATGGATTAAGACATCAGCTAAAGACTGATCAACCTTATCAAAAGCATCTCCTGAAACGGATTTAATGACGCTTGTAATTTGGTCGTGAAGATCAAACTTTCTCATCTTTTTGGTTACAGGAACAATCGCACCATAATAAGCCTGAGTATAAGTGATTGTATCACCCTCTTCAGTTCCTACTTTTGGCAAATCTTGTCCTTCAGCAACCTTTTCAATACCAGCTAATCCATGAAGGATTAAATGGTCATAGGTCAAACGATTTGTATCAAAAACATCAAACACGCTAAAACCAACATTTTCTGATATTTTTCTCTTTGCAACCTCATTAAAGATAGACTGTAAGTCATCTGTTAATGAAGCAAAGTCTGTAGATAAAATAGGCATAGTAATTAAGCGCTAACGGCTTGATGAAAATATCCAACAATCTTTTTGTCTGCAACAGCCCCTTGGATGGATTCCATTTCAAACACATAATCTGTGCTTGCGGCATCCTCGTCGATGGTAAGATGATCTGTGAGATCTACACATGTCCCCATCGTGGCTTGAGTGGTGGCAGTTGTACAATCTGCAACAAATCTAACTCCTTTGGTACTAAGACAAAGAATTTCGTCTCCTTCAGTCGCAGCAGTAACATCCTCCATGGCAACAAATTTTACCTGAGTGGTAGCATCAGTTGCACGCTGAACGTATCCACTAGAGAAATCTAAAGCGTCATACTTTGTTATAGTAACACCACTGGCACACAATAATGTGACCAATTGGCCGTCGTCGTATTGTTTTGGTTTAAACATTTTCAATTCGTAATTATTTTTTTTCTTCGACTTTACCGTACCATTCTTGTACGGGTGTTCTTCTAGGAAGAATATGCTTTCGTTTCTTTTGTTTATCTCCACTAGTAGAGGCGCCTACTTGTTTGGCATTATCGGCTGAAAGATCAGAGAGAACTCCTGGGTCCTCTTCAGTTTCAGTCGGATTGTTCTTATTGAAAAGATGTTGTGCATCCTTTAAATCAGCAACAATATCGTCTACTGTCTCAATTCCTCGCCTTGGAGAATAGAATGGAATAATCTCACTCCAATTCTTTTCCAACGATTCATCTAGACACGCAGTACTAATAGCTTGTTTCTCTATGGCCTTATAGTAGTCTGACCGTTTAAGAAAGTCACCCTTCGGCTGTTGCTTTGGTTTGGGTTTATCTTCTGGTTTATCCTGTTTCTTGAAATCTTTTAACTTTCCCTTCACGGATTTTAAACCTTCACGATAGTTGTCCCGATCCTTTTGCAATTTCTCTAACTTAGTTTTGGAAATAACAAGTGTTTCGTCATCATCTCCTATTTCCATAAGTCCTTTATCATCTACATCTTCACCGATAAATCGATCAAGATCATTAGATAAAGCATCTACTTCTGGAGATGTTACTTCCTTAGTTTTTTGTTCTGGTTGGCCATCACCAGCAGGAGTTTCTGCTTCTCCTGTGTTTAAGCCTAATGTTTTTTCGTCTGCCATGTTTTTAAAATGTTAATTATTTGGACTTGGGCATTCACCCCAAGATGGCGACCTTTATATAGTTCTGATGAACTAAGTTCACCACTCAACAACCAGGGGAAAGGCGGATAAACCCCAACCGTTAAGTAGTGAAATTAATTCACCGAATGGCGAAGCTAACCCCTATGGGTTAACTCCACCTTTTTCAAACCTTTATTTCTTTTTCTTTCCCTTTTTATTCTCTTTGTCTTCCAATTCTTTATCATCTTGCATTCTCTTTACCACTTCATTATAATCTGCCTGGATCTCCTGTTGATCAGATAAAAGTCTTTTGACATTCTCTACCTGTTCCATAATAAATCTATCTTTTACTTTCACCATTCTGGTCTCTAAAGAATTCCTTTTGTTCTCGTAATAAGTTTTATCAAACATATTATTTTTTATTACGTTTTTTTATTTGCTCCGACCTTTTTAATTGTACCTTGTTCGCTTGTTCTACAACTTGTAACAAGCGCAATAGTTCTAGTCGTTGCCCACAAGTTGTTTTATAATCATCTTGTGTCAATGCCAATCCCAATGTCTTTAATAACTGTAAATCTCGCTTTCTCATATACTCGCGGAATCCCATGTCTTGATGCTGTCTTGTTAACCATTTCTGTATTTTCTTATCATCAATATCCCTATAGGTATCGTTATTATCTATTAAGCGAAATAATAGTTTTATAATAAATTGTTTCATTGTAATGGTGGAAGAGTTCCGGCTAAACTTCCTGACGCTCCACCTGTGGTTTGGGGCGCTCCTTGTGATGCTCCTTGACCCCCGCCTTGTGGTGCTCCTTGCTGTTGTTCTGCCGCCTTCTCCGCTTGATTTAATTTTTCTACTGCTGCACTTGGATCATCATCATATGCCTTAGCTAACTGTTCAAAGTATTCCTTCTGATTCATTACAAACACTTGTGGGAAGTACTTTGCTATATTCTCTAACTTTTCTATTATAGTCGCTTGCATCTTGGCTAATGATGTTTTATATAATGTCTCTGGGACAACTACCATATGGAACTTATAATTATCCAGATAATTAGTTGATACGATTATCTTCTTATAGTTTATTCCCTTGCTTTTCATCATCTCTTCTTCTGCGGCCAAATCTTCTTGTAGTTTCTTTTTAGCCTTTCCCTTAACATTCCTAAATTGGATTGCCAATGTTCCACGTTCTCCAGTGTCCTGCTCAAGAACCATATTCGGTATAATGAATGTTCTATACAATGATTCCTTTTTACCTTCTTTGTTTACAATCTTACGTGGCTGTGGATAATTCAATTGAATGTTTGCTAGCCTTAAAGAATACTTCTGTCTCCATAGATCTGCAAGCATTTCATTGTGTAATGATTTAATCTCTTTTAGCTTCTCTTCTGCCAATACGATCTCTCTTGCCGTAGCATCTCTCTTTGCTACTAGATCAGGAATAGATGGCGCAGACTCTTCAATCCCCTTGGCTACCAATTCAATCATTTTTACATCTGCTTGTGATGGTTCTTTGATTGGCATTGGGATTACTTGCTTGACATCTTCTACGTATATCTTTGTTGACGATGTAACAATCTCATCTTCCAAATCTAATGCATCTTGATTAACTCTACCGATTAACAATGGAGAAATTAAACTCCTTGTTCCTTTATCCATCGTTGTGTTCCATAGACTATTCATTACATCATATTCACCCATCAGTATATCTGCGAAGGACTTGCCATAAAAGAAGTGCTTATTAACAAATGGTTCCCAAATGCTTTTAGCAAATGGATATACTTTCCTACCATTGACTCTCCAAAGCAATGGTGCATCTAATAATAGAACTCCATTGGCAACTATGATATATTGGTCTTCGATTCTGTTGTAGTAACGGATTACTTCAATTTTATTGTTTTCAACTCTATCTCCCCATTTTTGCTGTTGGAAGAAATCTGTCTCTACATCAATATCTGAGATTTCTACTTTCTTATGCACAAACTTTGCATCTGCGTATTTACTAAACTCATGATCAAACTGTCCCTGATCATAATATCTCACCCATGCCAATGCTGTTTGGTCTTGTATGTCATGTACATAGAAGTCTTTTATAAATAACTCTGTTAAGGGTAAGAGTAACGAAATACATTTATCGTCTACATCTACCTCCTTTTCATCAAATTCCACCTCTCCTGTTATAATATCATAAGATTTAATGAACTTCTGTTTGTATCTGGTTTTTAGATACCCTTCATATTTAATGACTGTTCCATCTGTTGATGCCCCCCATGCTTCCCAAAAACTCTCCAAGATAGGATTCTCTTCTTGTAGGTATGAGCCTTTGATTAAAGCCTTAGATATTTCTGCACGATCTACATCCATATCATTGTTTTCACCATATGCCTTAACCTCCAATTCTGGTACATCTAATGCAAAACCAGCAATCATTCTCTTTTGCTTGTTTCTAATCGTCGGTAAAGCTACATTTGCCTGCCAATCTTCCTTTGGTATATCATATGAATCTTTGTCTAATACATATGAGTTTAATCTTTTGTGTCCATCTTCGATATAATCTTTCAGCGTTATATCATTAAACGCCGGATATGTTTCATTCCTTCTATCTACCATTTCTGCTACTTCTTCATAAACCATCGAAATAACCTTTTTCTTAGGTTTATTTGGCTTATATGGTTTATACCCTGGATCGTTTATATCTTCATTTAACATGTTTAATATGCTGTCATTCTTCTAGGATTTCTATCCTTTTTAGAACGCTTTTTACTTAATATGCGCTTATAAAATCTCTTTTCCTCTTCGGTTAATAGTTTTAACCTTGGTGGATCATAGAATGTTAGTGCCAATGCATCTGCTGCATCTGGTGATTCCTTTCCTTCTCTTAACAGTTCTATCTTTGGTATTATTTGTAACTTACCGCTAGAGTCTGCTTTATACTTTATATACAATAATTGGTTCCAATCCTTATCTTTAGACAACTTACCACCCGACTTTATCCATTCTCTTAACCTCCAGTATACTTCTGCCCTCTTATTGAAGAACCGGGAGTCCGCAGCTTTTAGGGCTACGTTAGCACCGACTACCCGGAACCCCTGTTCTCTTAATCTTGAATAGACTCCTGCTCCTATTCCTATGTTATCTATATATCTTCTATCTGTATTGAAGTTCTTTGATTCTATCATTATCTTACCAGCAAAGTCCATTAGATCTATACTATCACTCTTGAATAGCATCTCTGCATATCCTGCCGACCTTTTAACTATAACACTATTGTTACTCCCTGTACCGGCTACGTCTATACCCATTCTCTCTTGTCCAAAATGGTCTCCTTCCTCTTGGGCCATTTGTATATCTTTCTCACTCAATAGAGGCATCCATCCCTTCTCATCTATATAATCTTCTGGTGGAAACTGACAATCATATAATACATCAAAGAATGCTTCCTTTCTCATCTCATCAACGAAGTCTTGTTTGATTCTTCCTTCTGCTACAGATTTCTTCCAGTCTACTGTTAGCTTATAGTATTTATCGTCTCTAAAGCTTCTAAGGAAATGATTCCTTCTAAAGGGATTACCAATCTTAAATAGATAGTTATCATGATATCCACCGAGCATACGCATAGCTGTACTATGAATCTTGTCTTTAATCAATGCTGATTCGTCTTCTACTATGTTTGGACTACCAAACCCCATTAAAGCTTCTTCTACATCACTGGTCCTTCTTGCTTCTGCTGATAGTACAAATACCTCACCTATCCTCTTGCCTATTCTAAAGGTTAGCCTCTTACTGCTTCTTTCTCTTCTTAATCGTTCCATTGATGATTCCTTGCCTATCTCCATTTTATTCATTGTATAGGCATTATCAAACGCATGTTGTATGATATACCCCATTATGATCTCAGCCTTCTTGTTGCTAGGTGCTACAATACACCACTTCTCTGGGAATGTACTGACTCTTGTCAATACAGCCAATGCTACAACTAGACTCTTGCCATACTGGGTATGTGTCATTATATGACATCTCTTATGCTTCTTCTTGAATACTAAATCAAACAACTCTACTTGTGATGTAGTTAACTCAAATGGTTTACCTTCATCATTCTTGTATAGAGTCTTGACTAGTTCAAATGTACCCATTTCACCTTTGCTTAATGCGCCTTCTTCCATTATGGTATTAATACTTTAATTGTTATATTAGCACCCACTACGCTACTCTTTGGGTTTATTATGGTTAATATCCAATACCTGTTCTCTTCTCTTACCCCGGACACTCTACACCTAGTCATTCGTTCTATTTCTTTTATTAGGTCTTTTAATGATGTATATTCAAGCATTTCTTTAATTGGTTATACTCTGGGCTATCTATCCACATGTTACCCGGATAACAACCTACCTCAAACTGAAGCTCATCAGTAGTCATTTTCCTTATCTGGGCCATTGTATTACCTAGATATGATTCTTCTAGACCTTTGATCTTCCTGCTTGGGTTTGCTATCTTTGTGGCCATACTATTGTCTATTTCATTCTTTGTTACGCTAACTTTATCTGTGACTTTATCTGTGACTTTATCTGTGACATCCTCTGTTGTATTATCTGTGACATCCCTACTATGTGCCTTCCTACATCCTGAAGAACAGAACTTAGCGTCTTTTCTCTTTGAATCAAACTCTTTATTACATTGTATACACCTTTTAATCATATATTTATCTACTTGCTATGTCCCGGATACCTTGTGCTATCTCTTCTATCTCTACCCTTTCGGTAGGATTACCTTCTAATAACTGGGTTAGTTTGGTTAGTTTCTCTACTGCACCAGTTAGATCAGAGTATGAAGCACCCTCTCTTTTGCCTTTCATTGCCGATAGGGCCTGATCCCTTTCATAGCTTAGTTCGTCTATTCTTTCGCGCAATCTATCTTGGACCTGTTTGCCCTTAAAGAATACTCCGGGCTGTTCTGCGTAATACTTACTATAACCAGCGTCTAATAAGGACTTATGGGGTGATTTACCCTTTAATATGTCGTTTAATGCTTGATCTCTTCTTAAACTTAAAGACCCCACTTTCTTTTCGGGGTATGCTCCACCATTCTCTTTGGTAAACTTGGCGTATTTATTGGCCTTTGTGGCCTTTTGGGCTGTATTTTCCATTACACTATTCATTATAAAGCATTAGTAAGGGGTAATGCAAGTTAAACCATATTTTAAGCCCTTATAGGTCATTTATGTGCATTGTTTCAGTCCCGGACAAACCAAAAACCCCCATTTAAGAGGGTTTATTGGTAATTCTGATCTTTGTGGCTATTCCTCATACAATAAATGATACAACCCAACACCTATGATTATGGACCAAAGCATATTAAAGAACATTAAAGTAAGTATAAAGAGCAACCAAAACAACATTTGTCTAGGTATTGTCCAATCTATCATTCAATTCTTCTAACCATTTATATGCTTCGGCACTTAACGCTTCATATACATTCATTCTTAACAGATCAAGGGGTGTTGATTCTTCTGCTACTCCCATTTCCGGGCTAACTAGCATTAGATCGAAGTTATCCCGGCACACATCAACCAAATCACCATTGTATATTGGAACGCTATTATCTACCACCTCATTGATTATATTTTCATTTTCAGCTTCGCCAATCAAATCTCCATTCTTTTCTATCTCTTCCCGGCGGTCTTCCAGCGCTTCCTTTAATTGTTCCACTAGCTTATAATATGTTAGTTTATCTTCCATATTTTTTTATTACTTATTATGCCCCCTTAATTTTGTCTATCAACTTGACTGCCTTATCTCTAACCTTGTAATACTTTGCTTTGTATTTATCGGTTTTCCACAACTTATTATCCCAATCTACATATTCTTCTATCAACTCCCCAAGCCGGTTATCAAATGCTTTGAAATCTTTTTTAGTCATATTTTTTTATTACTTATTATGTTTGTATCTTAGCATACATAACACAACAAAACAATCAAAAGTTATCCACAGGGCAGTTCTTTCAATGCTCGTTGGAGTAGATCATAACCACTTGACAACATTCTTCCGGCTTGTTCCAGCGTCAATCCCCTATCTATCATATCTCTTTCTTTAATCTCTTTCAACCAACGATTTATTTCTTCTTTCAATGTTTGATCCCCCTTTAATCTCAGTTCTATCTCGTTGCCTAACTCTTCCAACGCCTTTATAACACCTAATGATTCATTTATTACCTTTGATATTTGGTTCAATTCTTCTTTGTTCATTGTATTATTGATTACTTATAATGTCCCATATTTATTTATTCATTTATTGTCCCATTTAATGTCCCGGATTTTGTTTGCTTTATGCCGAACCCTCTTTTTAAATAGGCGACTAAATATAATATACACCCACTTGTTTTTGATATGATATACTCTCATTGGCACTCTTATTATATCCCCCATATTATTTTATTAAGTTAATTATCTTCCAATTCCAAATGAACATCAACATCATCAAAAGTCCAGTCAAACGATTCTCCATTTTTTAATGCTTCTAAATCTTCCTCTGATAATGGTATTGTAATTTTCTTATTTTCTTTATTCATAAATTTATTAAGTTAATTATTCGTCATTTTCCAGTTCTCTACTTTCAATCTTGTATATTTCCATAAAATTATTGCCATTATACGCTTGTCCTGCCTTTTCTTCCGCTTCTTCCTTGCTTTCTGCGTCTATATCATATTCAGTAGGCATAGCATAGATTTTCACTCCAAATGTTTTCATATTATTATTTAATTATATCCGGGCAAGGTTCGGCTCACCCGGACAACTTCGGATTACTTATTTATTATTCTCTTCTTCCTCTTCTTCTTCCTCCTCCTCTTCTTCTTCCTCTTCTTCCTCTTCTTCTGATTCTTGCTGTTCTTCCGCTTCTTCCACCTCTTCATCACCCATATTCTTTGGAGTTAGGTTTTCAATGCTACCCACCTCTTCTAATTCTTCTTCAGGATCGGGAAAAATAACATCGTTGAAAATTGATACATCAAAGCTGTTATTGTCTGCTAGGAAAAACCCCTCAAAATCTTCCTTAATATCCAACAGGGCGTCTCTTACATCATCATTATCTTTTGACCTGTCGCTTTCAAATGCTTTTTTGAAAAAACCTGCTACCTCTTTATAATGTTTTTTTGTGAACATATTTTTTAAGAACCCCGAACGATCCTCGCTTAATTGTCTTTATTTTACCAGTTTTATATACTAGCTGTCAAATGCTCAACCTGTGGATAACTTTAATACTCCACATAAATACCAAATGCTGACAAATAAGCCCTTTTGATTCTTCTATATAGCCAACGCCCACCCCTGTATATTCCAACAAGCAACCCGGCAACCGGCAACACTCCTGCCAATACTGCCAACACTCCAAGAATGCCAATAAAGGCAATTAACAATAGTATAATTCCCGCCACTCCGGCAAACAATTTCCTGATAAGTTTTATTATTATTTTTACAATTTTTATAGTATTTTTGTTAATTATATAACTCCAACGCACATAATAGCCATATAAGCCCTTAAAATCTTCTAGTTGATATAATGTATAGGGCGGACAAGGAGTTGAACCTTGCGTTCTACCGCATAGGGAATAATGGAGTTTCCCCACATTCACAAGCTGTTCCTATTCACAGGAGCTTGTTTTTCCGCCCATTATTGACTATCCTTAAAATCTTCTATCTCTTTTTCTAATTCTCTTACTTTTTCTTCCAATTCAGTTATAGTTTTATTTCGCTCGCCCACCTCCCAATCAGAATCGTTCCTCTCTTCGCACACACTATCATAATCGTTTTCAAGCTCATTCAACCTATCACTCAAATTATCCCTATCACATTCTAAATCACTATACTCAGTTTCATATTCCTTTATATAATCAAATGCAAACTTTACTATCTTACGCAAATAATTCATTTTTGGATAATGTTTCAACCAACGATCTAAATCTTTTACAATCGTTTTCCTTGTCGGATTAGGGAGGGGATCTGATTCTTTTATGGGTATATTTTCCATTCTTTTATGGAGGGGGGATTAACCCCCCCCCTAATTACTTTAATCCTTTCCCTTATCTTCTTTTATCTGATCTTTTGCCAATTCCACCAATTCGTCTTTTCTATCTCTGAACTCTAACCAACGCAACGCTCTAATCCCCTTTATCGTCATTAACAAGTCGCCATTCATAAATCCCGCTTTTAACAATGTTCTAATATCGGGATCTAAAACCTTTTTGAGCATTATGTTCATTCCACCTAATTTTTTGTTTTTCATTTTATTTATTATTATGTTAATTATTTTGACCGACCTTTATTTTTTAACTATTCGCTAATTATAGCCACCAACCCAACGCCTTAATCCCCTTAACTCTTCGTCCGGCTCTTCCAATTCTTCGCCCGGCTCTTCACTAATTTCGGGCAACGCTGATATTGCTTCCGGGATTTCGTGGGTATGTCCCATATTTATAGTTGTTCCCGGATCAATCGTTGTTGCTGTTGTTGTCCCCGACAATCCCACCGACTCACTAGGTTCGTTAAGCACACTATTTTCTATTTCGTTATCGTCTAATGTAGTTAATGTATCGTCCTCATTTCCCGCAAACATAACCCGAAACTGCCTGTCATATTCTCGCTGTTGCTGTTGTTGTTCTATCATTTTCTGTGCTATTCGTTGCGATACATTTAGTCCATTACTAGCTTCTTCTTCCGATATCCTTGTAGAATCTTTTTGTATTTTTTTTCCGGCACTTATTATTTTTGCCATTCTACAAGCTACCTCACGAATGGCACAATCCATTCCCGGAACTTGGATTATACAATACTGCCTATATATGTTTTGTAGTTTTTTTTCAATGCTACCAATTTCTTCTTTTGTTAGCTTTATTGTTTTCATAAGTTATAACTCCAACGATTATCCTTATTAAAATGTCTAATCAAGTTTGCGTTCTCTAAAATCTTTATTAAAGAATAGGGCATTTGCCTATTCTGCCTATGATTAAGGGTTCTATAAAGCTCTCTAATCATATTGTCCAACACATTATCACTACAATTTTGCCTAGCCATAAAGGTATAAGTCCCATACTCTACATTTCCACTATCCTCTTTTCTTTCATACCTCACATCACCAAAAGTATTTTCTGGATAGCCGTGAACATTTACATCAATACTCCAATTAAGGGTTATAAGTTTTATATTATCTTGTTTTATCATTTTAATGTATAGGACAACGCCCCCATTTCAATTTTACGGAAAATACCATTTCTGCGACAATAAGATACCATTTTACTAACCGATCCTGCCCCAACCTTTTTATTTGCTTCTTGGATTTCAACTTTGAAACGAGTAAACTCATAAGGGCTAACAACAAACCCCTCCCAATACGAGTTTTCACCCCTCATTTGACTACCTGAGGGGACACCTATAAGTATTTTATAATAGTATCTATTACCCAGCATTTTTTTCTAATAACCGGTTAACTTCTTTTATAACCTCCGGGGATTCTATGGGGAGATTCCTATCATTGTAAGTCGGTTCGTCATATAGGTTTCTATCTAAGTCATACCCAAACGCTTTGGCAAAATCATCATCATTATCATAATCTATCACCATTTCCCTTGCTTTTATCTCGTCTTTCTTTTCCTTAATTTCTTCCTCAATCTCTTTGTCAATTTCCTCTAACTCTATCTTGCCTGATCCGCCCTCAAAGGATTTTGGTTGCCCATAATCTGCCCCTATTAAAGAATCGCCACTAGGAATCCTCTTAAACTTCCAATCGCCTAGGGTAGCAACAAAAGATTCGTCTTCAAGTATTTTTGTTTTCTCAACATCAAACAACTCCTTAAATCTAACAAAAGATAAATCACCATATTTTCTCATTTTATAATCTGTCCAATCCATACCAACAGAAGACATTACAAGATAATTTCCATTTATAAGATAAGCGTGTAAATCCCCAAAGGTATAAACTAGATTATTCTTTTTGTCTATCAAAAATCCTCTTCCGTGGAGTAAATCCTCGTCTTTCAGCCCCTTTAATAAATCAGCTATCAAGTTTACATCAGTTTCTGTTCTTATCATTCCATATAGCTTTTTGAAAAATACAAAACTATCAACCTCTTTGCTCTCATATTTTTGCTTGTAGCCATAACTCATTGTGTTATAATTATAGCCCATTATTCCATTGTGTCCGAAATAATAATCACCCAACTGCCAAAAATGAGTATTTCTTATACTGATTCCCCCAGAGGTAGCCAATCTAAAATGAGTAAATAAAACCTCTTTTTTAACTGCCATTTCCAATTCTTTATAAAATAGCTTTGGATCTAGTCCCCTCTTCCTTATATACCCCTTATTATTCTGATTTTTTGATAGCAGAGAAAACCCCTCACTATTCATATTCATTTGTGAAGCAAAATTATTCAACAAAACTCTCTCAACCTCCTTATCTCGTTCCTTTGTTCTGAAAACGCTTGATATAAAGCACATATTTTTTATTTTAATTATTCTTTTTTAGCCATAACATAAAAGGGTATATCCATATTAACATAATGCCCCGACGCTTTGAAAGAATGCTCTAACTCAACCACTCTGCCACTTGGGCTAAATCCTTTTCCAAGATTCAACTCAAACGATTTTACTACTTGCTCTTCATCATTTACCTCAATTTCTGTTATGTTTTTAATAGTTCTACAACCATTTATGTGTTTTAGAAACTCTTTTAGAAACAATCTTATGTTATCAACATTATCATTCCCATTTTCAAGAGCCGAAAAAAATCGCCATTCAAGAGTATTGTAGCTAGGGTGATAACGCATAAATCTATACTTATCACGATTCCTGATACAATGAGATAAATCGCCCGAACCCTTAAAAAATTGACAATACTCGTTATCTTCCCCTAATCTTCTACTTTGTTCTTCCCCAAAATTATTTCTAGCAACGTCTCTTATATGTTCCATAAAATCTAAATCGCTTACAATCCTTGCCAATATCTTAGGAGAACAATCCTTGGCACTTATATGTAGGTGTATTCCGCAACTATCATTTGAAGCATAGTTAGGTTTGCTAAAAGCCCTCAATATCTTATATAGCTTTTTATAACCAACAACCCCAGAGCGAAACTCCTCTGCGTCTATGGGATAATCTAATTCATCAATCAAGTCGTGATCAACAGAACCATCATCAGCCCAAGTTCCCCATTTATTAACATCAACCAATTCTGCCAACTCGGTAGAAAAAGCCCCCTCTATCTCTACTGCCAATTCTAAATCTGATAATAATAATCTAGGTATATTTTCCATTAGTCCATATCATAGCTTATTCTTGCCTTAACATTCGTATCTAGCAAAAAGTTTTGATAAATCTCTTTTACTACTCTTGCCAATTTCTCTACATATAATTTCAAATCTTCAAAAGCTATAAAATCGTCTGTTTTGATCTTTACCCCCTTGCCTATTCCTACTATTCTTAATAAAGCTACATTCGGATCTTCTAATTCTTTATGAAAAAACCCACTACCAAAATCGTCAAAGCAGTATATCCCGGATTCAACTAATTGCTTTCTAAAAAGTTCCAACTTATCGTTCCCCTTATAGAAGAGCAACCCATTCCCGCTATTGTCCCGCCATTTAGAAGATACAGCAGTTTTCCCCTCTGACATATTGCGGAAAAAATCCTCTAATCTTTTTTCTGCCTTGATACCTAATACAACTGACATTCCTCGCTTTTTAATATCTAGTTCTATTATTTTCTTCCTAGTTTTCTTCTTTTTTGCCATTTTTTTCTGTTTAATTATAATAAAACCATTTCGCCCTCTTGTTTGAACACAATAAGCCAATGAACCGATTAGGATTAGTGCTTAAAAAATAAACGATTTTAGGGATTCCATTTAGATAGTCCCTTGTTAAAAAAATATCCTATGTTCTCGTTATCACTCGCAAATTGTCAAAAGGGCAAATGGTCTTCTCACCCGAACAACATCAGTATAGCATACATTACAAAAAAATACAAGCCACCCAAAAATCCCTTATAAACAAAGGGATTCTAGCTACCTGTGGATAACTTTTATTAAATTACTGCCAAACTATCATCACAATAACTTACCAAATCTTCAAACTCTTGATACTCCATAGCACTACGAATATCCTCTCTAACCGAATAACCACAATAGGGACATTTCATTTCTGCGTATTTTCTACAATGGTCAATAGGACAAAAATCAAATACCCATTTCTTACCACATTTCCCACATTTTCTGCTATATATAAGTAGTTCATTCTTTTTTAATCGTTTTTGCTCGTTCCCGGCTACATACCTACATTTAGCAGAGCAATACTTTTTGTTTTGATTCCTAGTAGTGTCTTCAAACACCATATCACATATTTTACATTTTTTCAATAGTCGCCCCATAGGTTATCGTGTTTTTTACATATTTTATAATAAGGACATTTTTCCGAACATTCTTTTGGAGTTAAAAATATCCCATACTTGGCATATTTCTTTATTAAGTTTTGCCTTGCCCGGTATTGATCATTTCGTGAAGATTCTAGTTCCCTATATTTTTTATAATCTTCCTTGAAATTAGCATATTCGGGGAGTTTTTGTATCTCTTTTGGGTGGCATAGCATACAAGTGTAAGGGTGCGCCCCAACAAGTGTAGGGGTGCGCCATTTAAGAATCTAAATAATTATTTAATATCTCTTTTTGTTCCTCTAACCAGCGAAGCGTATAAATGCTTCGGTTATCCATTGCCTTTGCCTTATCTATATAATCGCACCAAGTTTTACCCCTTTTTATTCTAATCGTTTCGCATATCTCAAAAACCTCATCTGGTGTTCCGCTATGATGTAGCTTATAGTGTGCCTTGCCATTACAGATAGGAACTCCGTTTATTACATCATACTTTAATCTTATGCTTCTACTCTTGGGTATATAGTGGTGGTAAGTTGTTTGGTCTGTGTTCCCACATATTATACACTCATCGCCCCAAGCTTTATAGCAGGCCATTTTCCATAATTCTAATAGCTCTTTATCAAGTGCTTGCTTCTTCTTTTGTGTAGTTGTTTTAGCTTTTTTCTTGGTCATGGCAATAATCTATAAATGCTTTTAAGTATTCCTCCCATTGATCGTCTTCGGGGTGAAACACATCTTGTCGCCCACTCCCTACTAAATTAGAGATAAGCTGTCCCAACCTCCAATCCGGGACAAGTGTCCACGCTTCTTCTAATAGTTTAATTATTTTTGGTATTCTCTTTTCGTCTCTCATTTTTTTAAATTAATTCTTTATTCTCGTATATGTTGCCGATTATTTTTAGATAACAGCACTTATTCAATTGATGAAATTCATTGTTAAGAGTATCGCCATCTACTAAAAACATTCCTTTTCCAAAAAATACTTTACCTTTATATAGCTCTGTATATCCTGGGATTTTGAAACCATAATCCACTATATCCCCCTCATAAATCTCTTTTTCGTTCTTGTCTTTTAGTCCCGTGTATTGCATAAGATATAATTCATATCCTCTCGTCCCTGAAAATGTTTGACATTCATTCTCGCAGATCGTTCCGCCAAAATCAATAAACAAATCAATATCTCTTTCATCATCATAAATCATTTTCTTATTCTTTTTATCCCAAGCTCTAAATTTAATTTCTCTGTTCATTTTTTTTGTTAATAAATTCTTCTAAATCTTCCGAACGAACTCTGCCTAATTGAAAATAATCACACTCTTTCATATCAATGGCCTCTCTAAATGGTAGAAAAATCTCTTCCGGTAGCATAAATCTTATTTCTTCTACATCATATGACTCATCTTCGTGCCATATCTCTATTCTGCCCCCACGCATATTGGGATGCTTTTTTATAAAATCTTCATTTAGTATTGCCTCTTCTACAACACTAAACATCCATTTCTTATCCATGATTTGTCTCAAGGTTAACGGGATATTCCACAAAGTCAAAATATTCCTTTAATTTTTCACCTTCTTCTACATCTAAAAATAATACTGGCATACCTACGTCTGGATCTTTCCCCTTATATGATCTATCTATTTTGAGATTAAGCGTATATTCCCTATACAACTCTTCTCCACTACCATTATAAATCGTGGGGTCATTATTAGAATACACAAGAAAATAATCCTTAGGATCAAACTCTACTGTAAAAATACATTTATTTGTTATTTTTATTTCGGTCTTCATATCTTTCCATTACTTCTTCTACCCTCTCTTCAAGTGTAACCCCGCTCTCTTCAAATTTGTCCTTATGCAAAATATCATTCAATTTTCCCAGAAACTCTACCCTTTGCTTTTCCAATAACGTTTCAACAAATGGGATTAATACACACCTAAAGAAATCTCCGTTTTTCTGCCAGTTAAAATATAGATTCTTAAATTGTTCTCTCCAATCTTCCTTCATAGTTCTTTTGTTGGGGTTAATTATTGAGGCACGGGTCAGGATTTGCACCTGACAATACTACAATGTTACCGATTTGTAGCGCAATATCTCTGTGCGATACCTATTCCGCCACCGTGCCATATTCATTTTATCTATACTTGTTAAATTATTTCTCTTCTTCGGTCATAAATTTTTAGACCAATAGTTTATGAGCAATTTCCTCATATATTCTTCCAGTCATATGTGCTATAAACTCTTGCGTGTCCTCATTAAACGGTATATTATTCCCAGAGAAAATCTTAATAACAATATGAATAATCTCATGTATCAATGTTCCCTGATGGAATATACTCCAATTAAATTCTTTTAGTAAAATCAAATAATCCCTAACCCCATCATTATCTTCTAAATATGTACTGAACCCAGTGAATCTATCCAACGCCAAATCTTCTTTTTCAATGTTTATTATTTTATGTCTATTCAAAAATTTTTCATAATCTTTTTCGTTGTAATTCAGCAAAACATAAATCCTTTGTCTAAAAATGGGGTCAAATATCTTAATAGTTCTTTTACCAATCTTTTCTAGTATTATTTTTTTTCTCTTTTTCTTCATGCTTTTTTATCTATACTTGTTTAGGGGTTCAAATCGTTACAACCTTACCACCCAACACATTAACCAACATTTCTACTACTTCAGGAATGTATCCATTAAAAAAATCTTCCGCACTATAAAGTTCTTTTTCAGGCAATTCCTCATACTCATAATGACCTCTATATATACTCGCTTCTCCATTATCATGATAAGCAATTGTAAAATTGCCTGACTTTAATAATTTAATTATTTCTTCTTTATCCATACCTTTTATTATGTTAATTATGTTCGTTTAGGGGTTAACTCCCAACTAATTTTGTGATACTCATTCCAATAATCCTCGTCGGCAATTTCTCCTCTCACTAACCTATTTTTTAATAATTCAAGTTTTTCTTCTTTTGTCATTTCCATAGTTTTTATTTACAATTTCCCCTTTTTCTTCCTCCCTTTTTTCTACTCGGGCGAGGAGACCTTTTGCGAGGGCCTTTTCCATCTTTATTTGGCATATTTTTATTGTATTAATTATTATAGGGGCTGACCATTTATCAGCCATTCAGATCACTTAGCTTGAGATAGTAGTTCAAATCATTTTTTGGCTCCATTCAAGCACCCCCAGTCCCTAATCAATTGGTCGTCCTCCGCTTATAAATCTATCTACATCAATCTCATAATAGTCAAGCGAGCCATCATCATATATCCCTACGGTTGTGCAAATGTTCCATTCTATAAAGTCTCCCCAATTTTTACCAGCCTTTATTAATTTTTCTTTTACCTCTTCTTCAGTCATGTTTTTTGAAAGAATCTCTTAAAAACGCCCTTTCTTCTTTTGTAAACGCCTTTAAGTGTTTCTTAAATAAAGCCTTATCTCTAGTATCAATAATTTGATTCATTATATCATTTTTAGTTCGTTCTAGTTTCGGAAATCCACTTATCGTAGGCACACCGCCGACCTCACGCCTACTAACTGCTATGCCCTCCTCCATCATTTGTGAAACTGGGGCACTTAAATACATCTCTGGCGTCCAGAACATCACACTATTACCCTCTTCGGGATAATTTCTCAACGCCATTTCTTTAGCCCTTAATATCGCCTCTTCTAATGTATAGCTAAGTCCTAGCCATAGCATACGCTTACTCCCATACGTTGACGTTGACCCAGAACTAAGAACTATTGAATAAACCCTCAACTCCGTTTGTCTTGGCTTAATATCTATAATGTTTTGTTTCACCATTGTCTCCATGTTTCTAGTATAGCACACTTTGCAATAAAATACAAGTGTGCAACCTGTGGATAACTTTTTCCGCCTTTATACACCTTATTTCCAACAATGCCTTGACTCTAACCAATGACTCGTGCCTTCTTCCGCCAATAACCTTTCACAAGCATACCTCTGATCAGAGGAACTCTGCCTGTCTAGTGTCATGTTCCATTTCTTTTGAACATAACCCCATGTGCTATCTAAGAATTGGCACAATCCATATGCACTTGACTTTCGATTCTTCGCATTTGGATCGTCCCTTGATTCGCAGAATATGATTCTATCCATTAATCTTGTCTCCGGATACGGATCAACATGACCATTGGACTCCCACCATACTACTGACGAGTCATAGAAACTCGAATATGTCTTAACGGACTCTTTGGCGAATACATTACTGCCTATCACTATTCCGATACATATTCCTATTGTAATTCCTATAATACACCATTTGAAACTACTCATATATTGGATTAATTATTACATCCGCCAATTTGGGGTATATCTTATAAGTTTCTACCACATTATTCAGATAGTCGACACTTTGTTTGGTTCTATCTAATGGTAGTTCCTCATACAATACCTCCCCGATATCTCTCATCTGTTTAATAACTCTTATATATCCCAGTCTTTTTGCCGGGATGCTGGACGTTCCTCGCAAAGCTAGCCCATGAATCAGACTCGTCCAGGGATTCAAACATTTCTTCATGTTCTTTATCAATTGCAATTAAATTATTATTCTCAAAATCAAATAATACATACATCATGTTTCCTGTTCTTCTGTTCTTGGCTATCTGAACTTTTGTTTTATTTAACCATTCTACATGCTTTGCACCACCCATTTTCTTGTCTTTCTTTAATCTTTCTATTAAGAATACATAATCTGCCTCTTGGGCGATTAATGAACTATCCCTAATAGACGATAAATCCAATCCTTCGTCTTGATATATTTTCTTTGTGTGGGCTATTAAGAAGATAACAATGTTATATTTTACTGCCATTTTCTTTAATTCTCTCATTATCCCACCAATAAGTAATGACGAATTAGTACTCTGATCCAACGGAATAAGGTAATGTAAATGGTCAATGAATACTACCTTACACGCCTTCTCTTCTATCGCCTCTACTATCCCCTGTCTTAAAAATTCTAACGTATTTGTTGCTAGGTCTATTGGACTATATGCCAATAGGCTTTTATCACACCCCATTTGAATAAATTTCTCTTTTAGATACCACGGATTACACTCATATGAAAACCAAAGTGAGGGAACGCTGACCTTTGTAAAGTTCTTTGTCAGCACCTGTGCGAATGTAGTTTTCCCTTGACCCGTTTGACCGGAGAGAACTATCACCTCGCCATCCCTAAATCCGCCGTCCATTGCCTTGTCGAACTCATGTATACCGCATGGATATACCTCTTTGTTTGGCTTATACGCCTTTGCCACATCCCATAAATGTTTTATTGTTTCGCCGTAATCCATGTTGTTAAATTGTTAAAATATAATTCCCAATATTCTCTATTGAAATTAGTCTTTGCATGACACTTGCGACAAAGAGTAATTAAATTGTCGGGATTACAATTTTGCTTATCGTAATCAATATGATGAACACAAATCGCTGGCTCCCCGCCACGTAATTGGCAAGTATACTTATCTCGTTTTCTAATAGCTCTTTTTAAATCTTCTGTCCAGTTTGCCGAATAGGACTTAAAAGACATTCCCCCTTTCCAGTTCCAATGATTTTCGCCCCTCATTGCTTTACTTATTTTTTCTTTAGTTTCTATGGATACCAAATGACCAGTCATTTTTTTACTGTATTCTGGTCTTTTATATCCCTTTTTATGTTTATAAATTCCCGTAGGCATACTATTTTTGGTTTAGGCGATGTATGATTTTAGTCGATAAGAAACATGATAACGAAAAAGCATTATCCTTAAAAAAACGATCGTACGAATCAAGATAGACATCTATTAACTCCTTCATTCTCTCTATCCCCAATACCTTAATATGTGGGCGCGCCAACTTCTCACACTGCTTGGCGTTGAACATCGGCGGCGTATCACTTATCTTTACAAGAAACTCATCTTTATAATAATTAAATAGATCCATAACTTGACGATGTAAAATATTGTTAGATATTTTATCGTCCTTCTTTAAGTTAGTATTATTAAGCTTAGTATAGTTCGAGGTCTTCTTTTGGTCCTCTGGCAGGTCTCCATTTGGTCCTCTAGCAGGTGCTCTTTTTGACCCGGTCAGTTTTTTCGTACTACTCTTGGGAGGCTCTAAAATTGTATAATGGTTGACTCTTCCCCTACCTTTTTTTCGATAAATTAGCTTTTTCTCTTCTAACTTATCTAAACTTTTCCAAACTGTATGTTTATGAAGCCTAGATTCTTTCGCTATAAGCTCAAGGCCTGGCCAACATTCAAAGGTTTTGTTATCCGCATGACTCATAAGAACCAAATAAACCATAATATCAGAGCCATTAAGCTCCGCATTTTTCAAGACCTCATTACGTATCCACGTAAACCCCTTAATTCTTTTTATTTTTTGAACCATTATGTTTAATTTTAGCCAGAAACCTCCCGACCGCAAAAGATATATTAAGTCTCTAACCGAGACAAGGCTTATACACGAATCGGGACGTAACTGGTTTGGTGTTTATTCTATGTCGTCTATATTGAACAACTCATCCCCCTCTTCAATAACGGGAACCTCTTCATTGTCCTGTTTTGGCGCGTTGTCTATCTCTTTATCTACTACGTATGAGCTTCTATACTTTCCATCGCTACCCTTTGTGCTTATCATTTTAACTTTTACCATTGATCCCTTTTCTATTGAGGATAACTTAGAAATCAATGATATGCTCGCTGTGATAATTATCTTCTTCTCTCCATCCTCTTCTACTAGGTATCTAAGTCCTGGTTTTTCCTCTCCCTCTGGCGTTGTTATTGTGTCTTTCTTGTCGTTTATTAACTTAATTGTATGAACTAAACCGTCCTTAAACGATATTTTGGGCATTATGCCCTGTTCCTTTAGGAACTCTTTTGAAGCATCCATCTGTTTATTTAGTTACTTTTAAGCGTTTTTATTATACCTATTATAATCTTCAAAGTGCTTGAAATACCATCTAACATATCTCAAGATAAGTACCGCTAAAATAATTGGGACTATTGCGAATAATGCCATTTCGATATACGGCCTTATGGTCATCGCCCATAGCATTGGACTTATGTTCTCTACTATCTCTATTGCACTTTGACTGTCTACGTTTAGGTTGAGTGTTTTTATTGTCTCCACAATTTGAGTTAAGGCTTCTGTTGTCATCCTTTTATTTGGTTAATTGTTGCCATTGGTATATTCTTAATACCGATTCGAACACATCGAAACATTCAGCCATCTTAATGAATGAAAATGTTCCGTCTTTCTTCAGGTGAACTACTGCCAACCCATCAATCTTCACTGGAATTCCCATCTCTTCTACTGCCTGTTTATAAGCAGACATTTGAAGGGCAGTTTCGGGATAAACTCCTTTAGAGGTCTTATAGTCTATCAAGCATATTCTACCATCGTCCATCTTTATTATAGCATCTAATGTTCCTGCATACCCATATTTAACAGAATGCACTGTTAACTCTGATTGCATTATCTCATGCGGAACCTCCTTACAAAAATCTTGGTATGCCTTTACTTGAGGCATGTCTAGCTTTAATTGACTTACCTTTCCGCCCTTACTTAATAATTCTATTGCCTTATGAGCATCTGTTCCAGTAAGACCAGCCGCATCCCTTTTCGTATACATAGCATTAGCTGCTTGCTGGACAGACATTGTAGGATCAGCTAGCGCAGCAGTTGCAGCTTCTTTTGCAGCCCAGTATCTTAGCGCAGGCTTAGCCAATACATCCCCCAATACTCCAGTTACCCTTACTAATGGAATATCAACTCCTTCTATAAAGTAATATCCACCTCTAGCCTTGGGGAGATCTCTCTCTATACACTCCATTCCACATTCTGGACAAATTGCTTTTGCTCCTCTCCAACTTTTGCAAGATTCGCAATAATATATTTTCTTTTTTACCGCCATTTTTTTGTTGTTATTTTTACTCCGACCTTTGTTTTTTTAGGCCCCTCCCTCCATCGAAGGTACATATATACCATACATGGGTAGGGACAACTTTTTACCCTTGTCAAATCAACGTTTCTGGGGGGCAAAAAGGACGATTTTGGCCTATTTAGGGTATTTTTCCAAATATTTTACAAAGCTAAGCATCGTTGATATAGCAATGATTCTGGTGTTTAGCTATTTATGGTGAATCTACTCCCTAAATCAATCTCCGGGGGAGATGTAATATATTCTGGCATTCTAATTCGTATTGCAACGGGAGGCTTCTTCCAATGTGTAATTTTACACATACGGGTTTCCCATATCTTTTGCTCATTTACCGCATAATCATCAGGATCTACTAATGCCCGAAAGTATTTTAGAACATTAACCCTGTCCATCTTCCTGTTTGTAATAGCCTGCATAAACGATATAATGGACGATTTCCCTGGATCTTGACGCTGAAACTCGTTAAATGCCTCTACTAAAGATTTCTTCATACCTTTTTATTAATTATCTAAATCCAGTATAGCACACTTTACGAAATAATGCAAGTCTAACCACCTGTGGATAACTAAACTGCCCCCAAAAACGGGGGGCAGCTTGGAATCAATGGCTTATAACTCTAAATCTTCATCACTAACTTCTTCTCCCTCTTCTATTGTAACGTCACAATGAAAATCTTTGTTTTCTTCTGTTTCCATGATTTTTTGTGTTAATTTTTATCTTCTTTTCGCGAATTTGTCAACAGTTCCAATCACTGTGAAGCCTCCTAAGATAGTTATAATCGCTTGAGCGATATCTAAAGATAGGATTCCTTCCGATGATAAGAGCCCGACTATTGAAATTCCCACTAAGCACCAAAATCTACGAGAACCCAAAAATGATAAATCTGTAATCATTGTTTTATTTTATTGGTTTATAATCCGACCTTTTTATAGTAACCACCAGCCTAAAAGTAAGCCAGCAACTAAACCTTTACCCCATGCTGCCCATACCCATGGGTTCTTCATTGATGCGAATCCTCTTTTTACGAAACTCCCACACGAACCCATTCCTCTTCCTGTTAATGGACCTTTTCCTTGAGGCCCTGTTTTATCTCCGTTTGGCATTTGTTTATTAAATATTAAATTATAATTCTTATCGTACCTTTTTTTATCGATATTGTTTAATGAATTTAATCTCCAGTTATCCATTATTCAATATTGTAACCCTTAAATCTCTTAATGTAATCACCCACAGACGTTCCATATGCGTCTTCCCTATCCTTTCCCTCTAAAAACTTCTTAACACCTCCTATACCCCCTAGATGGGCTCCTGCGACTAACCCAGAAAGAGTATACTCTTTTATAATACCATCTGATACCGATCGCTTGATTTGCTTTATTAAATCTTTCACATGAGCACGAAACGTTTTATCTTGTAACCTATGACTCACTAAGAATATTTCCTTACTATAACCATCCTTCCACTCAAAGTTTTTATTAGCATAACCACTTGTTCCGTTGATTCTTTTTGTAAGTCCAAGATCACAAAGACGAGCCATTCCGAATTGATACGCGCCAAGAAACCCTAACGAATTTACTATTCGATAGTTTCCACTTGATTCGCGCAACCTTATGACTAAAGCGAACTCATTAAACTCTGCCTTTTTAAGCTTCAACAGCTTTTGGTAAAGCTCTATTAGCCTTCTTAATAGTTTTATCATATGTTTTTAAGTATAGTGGGAAGGTAGATGTAGTCTCTACCCTCCCGTTTTGTATTTTGCCTTCATCTGGCAACAGTGTTCATTCACAGTGTTCTCGTGTAACTCTCTCATTGAGAGCTTTCGCAATTCTTATGGCGCACTTTTTACAGTATCGCCCCTTCATCCCCTTGACTCGGTAATAGGTTCTTCCGAGTCTTTCCTGGCAGAGCCAACATGACTGTCGCATGGTATCACCTCGCTGACGCATTCGCAGGGTTTTCCGCACTTATGACAGTGCCATCGTTTTCCACCAAGGGTATGCCACATCACATACACACTTGCCCCACAGCATTTGCTGACCATTCTAACCTCCTATGCTGGGCGATAAACAACCTTGCAATTTGAGCATGACATCATGAGAATCAATTGACCATTCGGTGTGGTAATCCCAATGCGGTCAACTGGTCCGCCGCAAACAGAACATTTCCAATCTTGTGCTTCCATCATTTCCGTGAGTTCTGACCAACAATCTGGACACAATTCTTGAAATGCCCAATGTTCATGACACATGTCGCATCTCATGGCAACCTCCCTTTCATTCGGTGAAGTCGTTGAAGTTCAGCAATCACCTCTTCTAGCGTTCGGTTCTTGAAAATTTTGTGCCAGCATTCGTGTTTCTGAATGTCTATGCGGAGCAGGTTGTTAGGTTTCGCCTTACCACCACGACTTTTCGGGGTCAGATGGTGTCGGTTAATTCCCTTAACCCGCTTCCGCCTAGAGTGTTTTAATCGTTTCTTGAGCCTCCTTTTGCTCTTGCCCATTTTAGCCTCCGAATTCAATTCCGTTGAATACGAATTTCCCGCGAATAATGATTGGAACATACAAATTGTATGAGCCGTCTTCTCTGACGTAGAGAACGCCAAATGCGTTCACCCAACGATTGTATCTCCCCTTCATAAAGGCAGGACTCATTTCGCAGAGACAACCGATTGATTGGGCGGTGTGATAACCCTTATGGTCATCAACGGTAACCTTGGTATAAAGCTGTATGTCGTGAGTGTGTCCATAGGCGCACGATTTTGAGAACATATCAGCAGTTTTGGCTGCGTGATATTTGTTCGTGTATTGCCCGTGGAAAACAATCAGTTTCCCATATTGCTTAATACCTCTGGTAACAGCGTTCCCTTTCTTTGTAAGATAAGGAATCCACTCCCAACCTCTTTCCTTGAGCTTGAGAACTATCTCTGGCTCTACAAGTCCCTCAAGTGCTGGGTCTCGGTCAACCACTATGTTAATCCAATCTTCGTGGTTTCCCTCCATATACACCCAATGTGCTTGTGGACAGATTGTCTCAATCTTAGACAGAATGTCTTGGTCAAACCAATCATATCCCTCAATAATCCGCCTTCCCTCAAGGGCTCTAAGATTTCTCTTATCCCTCAACCAGTGGTCAGCGGCATCCATATTCATTGCGTCACCAATCAGGTTCACTTCGTCTGGCTTGAACCATTCAAGGAATTGGAACACTGCTCTAGTGGCAGCAACGTTGTGATGCGGGTGATGAAAGTCTGGAAGCAAGACAATCTTCCTAGTTCCAGTAGGTGCTTTCGGAACGATTTTAATCGCTCCACCACGACCCAAATATTTATCTGGGTCTTCTTTGTGGACAAGCTTGATATGTCTCCTACGATTAGAGTTCTTGGTGAACACCTTGTTGCATCCTTCTATAGGACACTTAAACATTTCCATCATCTCCTTCCCTATTTGGGTTGTAAAAGAACTATTTGCCGCCTTAGTTTTCATATATATGTTGTTAATTATATGTTTCCAGTATAGCACACTTTAGGGAAAAATGCAAGTTTAACCAAGTATGCTAAATAAAGTAGCCAAAAGGCTGCCAATAGAGGCCGTAGCGACGATAAAAAAGAACCTTTTTAGCCAATTTACATCCGTTTTTACTACGGCTAAATCAACCTTAATTTCACCCACATCCTCTTGAACTCCGCCCATTTCACTATTAAGCACAGCTATATGCTTATCTATATTTTCGAATCTTTTGTTTTCGATGTCGTTCATCTTTTTATTTTCATTATTTCTTGACGACCTTTCGCTATAAAGCTATCGAAGTCTCCTTCGCTAACCGTATAAGACTTAACTATAGAATTCCATGTTTTCTCTGTTATTACAGCATCAGAGGTTTGATAAAGTATGTATAGGTAGTCATATACCTGTTCGTTGTGTTTGACGATTTTATCACCAAATTCATTGCGAATATCTACCACATCGGTTCCCCTAGCAGATTCGTTGATAACATTTTTACGAAGATTTACATATCTCTTGTTAAGAAATGTTTCAACCTCTCTAATTTTATATTGCCTAGCTACAGATTGTGGAGTAAACCCAAGCGCCTTCATTAACACATCTCCCTCTGTCGGCTTAATATATACCTTATCGCGAAAATCAAGGCCCCTCTTACTCCACTCGCTAGCTATTAAGATATTTCTCAATGTATATGGGGTCCAGTTGGCAATTGCGCCATCATAATCACCTTCTTGATATAACTTATAACCATAATTAAACTTACTCAATAATCCATATCCTGGGCCAAATATTTGTCCAGTCGGATCGAAATTGGGAGAAACCATATCTCCAACACCGATTAAATAGGTTGTGTTCATTCCCCACAACGCGGGCACTCCGTTTAATATGCCATCAGCCAGCCAGTCTCTTTCTGGGCCAAGTGCCTTGCGAAGCTCCACTTCTGGATCTTTTTGGAAAAACGCCCTAAAGAGATATGTTATTAAAGCCATAAATGGGAGAGACTTTAAGCCTGCAACAGATATTAAAGAGCTCACTCCGAATGTTTTCGCACCGAATGTTCCCCTTGCCACCTTCTGATTGAAAAAATGAAAATATTGGAACATCCATGTTTTAAAGACAAAGAATGTTTTCATTAACCCCCTCATTTTACCTGCATTAGCGATAAATCCTGGTAATGCATGCCTTCCATAGGGAAAGTGAGTGTTCTCGATAAACTCGACCATGAACTTATACGTTTCCATTTCGCCATAGCCAAGAATATCTCTTGCGATTTCAAAAGCATTACATGCGGCCCATGTCCTATTCCAATACTCACTAACAGTTGCAAAAAATCCAAGACCCTTGGCGACCTTATCATCTTTCTTAGTAGGATCGCTTAAAATAAACTTATTCATTGTTCCACTTATTACCATCTCATCAACAGCCTTATCACATAGTCTCCAAAGCATTGGATCACCTTTCTTCGGGGCTTTTCCAGATAGCCTTTGCCCTATATATCTCATAGAGCTTAGCGCGGAATGGCCGAATATCTTTACTGTGTTCGCCATGTTCGTATAGTTGGCGGTTGCTGGTAGTTGTGTCAAAAGCGGCTGAGTTACATTTTGTACAAGGAAACTAGTTTTTAGTGCCAGATACCATAGATATATCCCTTTTCTTATAACATAAAATTCGTCTGGGCTAGAATAGAAGAAATTTTCTATATATTCTCTACCCAATACGCCTGATTCTGGATATTTATCTACATCAAGCTTGTCAATAACCTCATATGCTTCTTGTCTGGCCTTTTCTCTGTAATATTTTCTAATAGAATGCCTTAGATGATTGACTACTCCGGCCTCTAATGCATTCCAGTCCCTAGAATATCCTGGGACATATTTTCTAGTAATTAGATGTTTCTCGTAAGATTGCTTTCTTAAATAATCTTTAATAGCCTCGACAGTCTTATTTTTGCTATCAATCCCAGCTTCTATTGCCAACATCTCTAATTGAGAAACACTAAGTTTTGGAATGTTTTTTATGAAGTCGTCTCTCAAATTCTTGGTATCATAAATTTCCACCTTCTCGTATCCCATATTACTTAATTTATTTCCCTCTTTAACAACACTGTCAGGGATACCCCTCCATCCAGAAAGATGAACCTTATCTGTTATTTTTCTAGAATATTGCTGATAAAAGGTAGTTGCTGGTGGCCCCTTTATTGATTTTTGTTCTGCATAGATAGCGTATCTCCCAGATCTAGTACGAGGAACATACCCGCCCAATCTATTCGCCTCATTCTCTATCCATTCATCAGCCAAGGCCTTTTGTTGTTTTGTCATTCCGGCATATCCAATTTTAAGCTTTATATATTTGACCTCGTATTTTCCACCGGTTCTTATTGCATCTACTACTCGATTGTATGTTGCTATTTCTTCTTCATTAAATAAAAAGTTTTCCTTCAGGGACTTTTCAGAATGATATCTCTCTACCCCCTTATCGTCTCCAGTAAACAATGCCTCTGCTATATCATTGCGACGTGCCTCTACAACCTTTTCCCTTATCCTTTTAATATTTAATTCTCTTAGCGCCCGAATATTCGCTCCAGAATTGGCCTGAACGGCGTTGTCAGTAACCACCCTATAAACTTTTTTAAGTTCTGGATGCCAGTTTGGCATTCCGAACAATTGCCACACGCGACCTCTCATCCCACGAGCCTCAAATAATCCTCTCTTGCGAACATCAACATTTATCTCTGGGTTAACTTTTCTCATTGCCTCCATCGCCGACAACCCTCCAGCTCTAATTCTATCTATCGGCAATCCCTTATGAGAAACAGCTTCTTCTGGAAATGCATACATTCCTTTGATTTTTAATATTTCTGGATGTACTCTCTCCATTTGTCTAGTGAAGGCTGGCGCGGCTAATTTGGCAAACTTATAATCATTCAAATAAACCTGGAACCAATCAGAGAATAGTTCACTTTTATTCTTGTAATCGCTTTTCCTTGCCCCAGCAAACCCTTGAGCATGCTTGGCAACCTCTTTTAATTCTTCCATCAACTCTTTCTCGGTTGATTCTGAAAGACTAACTCTGCCTGCAAGCCTAGAGTTAACTCCCTTAGTTCTTAAAATAATTATGTCAAACAAATGCCCCACCTCATGCCCCATTGTTACAAAGTCATCGAATCTCTTTAAGGATATTTGCCACAAGAACGAACCATCTCTTCTTACATGAATTACTCCCCTTGCACTTCCAATGTTATCTATGTTGATTCTAACCCTCTGATTAACAGTGGCTCCAATATATTCAGCTATCTGACGCAGTTTCTCTACTGCAGCTTCTGGCTTAATGTTTAACATTAATTTTGACTGATAGGTTCTGCGAGGAGAATCCCTGACTATTTGATTCGTAATAGGAGTTTCCATTTTGAATGTATCATACTTCGCCTTAGATTGGCGCTTTATTAAATCCTCTCTCATCCCTGGAACAAGTCCTTCATTTTTAGTTGACCAGATTCTCATTGCATTCTGTTCTACCGTGCTCAAGTCATTCCAATCTACTCCCAATTGAGCATCTTCAACAGCGGCCATATGCGGAAAATGTTTCTTTTTTATTGTCATAGTCCCCTTGGCCCTTGAGCTTTCTACTAAGTCCCCCAGCCCTTCTAAATAAATCTTTTCTACTACATCTGTATCTAGCCCAGTAAGAGCAGCTACGTCCTTGGGCTTTAGTCTTCCAGTCTTTTTGGATGTTGCGAAAGCATGATAAGCAAGCCTAACTGCCGCCAAGCGTTCTCTGCCCACCAGCTTTGATTTTGTCATATGATCTGGAATGGCCCTTGCATATGCTTTAGCTTCTGGAGTTTTAGGATTTTTAAGTTCTTCCTCGCTAAACTCTAAAGACAAGGCATATGTTTCTACATCCTTGTCTGTGTATTTTCTAACTCTTAGTTCTGGCTTTTTATTATCTCTTAGACTCTCCAAATCTACTTCAATTTCTTGACCCTTTTTCAGGTTCTGAGCGTGTAATCCAAGAGCACCTGCGTTTATCTTAAAACTAGATGTCTTTCCAACAAATACTAACCGCTTATCTTCATCAACTTTTAGAACAGGATTAGCAATAAATTCTGGATTAGATTCTACAAAGTCCTTAAATTGTTTTTTGGTAATGGGAGGTTTGTACAATGGCACTTCTTCTCCCCTAATCTTACGAACTGCTGTCACATGTCCTGTGGAAACACGTTTTGGTGTAAACTCTGCAAACACCTTGTTTGGCAGGGTAACTATATATTTCTTGCCCTTTTTTGTTATTGTAAAATCATCAGTAGTTATGTCTATCTTGCCATGTAATTCTCCTATCTTTTTTGCTATTTCTGTTGGAACTCCCGCTTCCTTTAATGCCTTCTGAGACATAAGAGGAAACTTGTCTGGTTTGGCCTTTAATTTCGTTGACACTTCTGGAGGAATATCCATAAAGTCTTGCTTGGAAATCTTCACGAATAAAGCCCCACCCTTGAAGTTCTGAGAGATCTCTGGAACTTTCTTTTGTATCATCTTCTTGGTAAGGACTGGTTGGCTAGGTAATTCAACTGCTTCTAGTATTAATTCTCCAGACTTTTCTTCTTTAGTGGCCTTGGCCGGTTGTTTGACATCCTCATATCCAAGAGCTATGCCAATATCTCTTTGATTTCCACTTTCTATCGCATTTAAAACCTTATTAAGAGAATCTATGTCTTTCGCGACAATTAAATCTCCAGTTTCCCCACTTGTTCTGAACCAAAGATTATTCTTTTTAGCGAAATCCGTTACCTCTTCTTTTGATAAAAAATGTCCATCATTTAAATAAGCCGGCTTATCCTTTAGTACTTGCTCCATCTCCCATCTATCTGCCTTTTCCAAAACACCTTCATCAAATTCTTTTGCTTTCACCATTTCATCCAATTCTTTTCTATAAGGATTCTCGGCGAGATATTGATTTATTG